TTTAAATTAAATTATTCTTTTTTATTTTTATTGTAGTAATATATAAAAATGGCATACGTTTCAGATTTTACATTTAATACAATGGGCAGAATAGGCAACGACGAATGCTCGCAAGACATAAACTCAATCCAAAATTCCCAAGCCTGCTCCTATTTGCTTCAAAATTATTTTGCCGCAGACTGTAATATGTCCAACGCGAAGAAATTGGCGACAACTCAGCCGGGCATAAACTATTCAGGCAGCATGGGGTCTGATATGTGTGGGTCCAACATTGACGACAGTTCCAAGCTGCTCATTGGTTCTATACAGACCGCCCCGAAGGCTAGAATCGACTTATTTCAGCGCCCTTTTGCTACCGTGCCTTATTTAGGAAGAGGCGCAGTTGACCCTATTTTGGAGGCTCAAATCCAACAAGGAGAGGCCGTGACGAACAAGCGCTCTATAACCAAGTTGACGGAGAAGAGCCATCTTAGATACAGAACGACACCGTTGATACCCGAGATGCAAAAGAATGTTCAGAACCCGGAGCACCTTATAGAAGCGAATGCGTCACAAGGATGGATCCGCGGCGGCGTCCCGTCTAGAGAGCTCACTAGAGACAGAGATATGTATTCTACAAAGTAATTAAAGCTTTTTAAACCTTGTTTATAAGAAAAACCATTTAAAGCTTTTGAATTAAATACTATAAAATGTATAAAACAGATTTTATAGTAAGATATAACGATATAGAAAATGAATTAACGAAACGGTATGAACAGCGCATTGCTGAAGAGATTACTGCGGAAATCAGCAAGGCACTACAGTCATCATTTAATTTCTCAGATATTAATATTGTAACAAATATAAATGGTAAGCCAATTACGAAATCTCAAACGAATACTAGTATGGCTACTGGTGTAAAAGTAGAAGAACTGGTTGTAAAAGAAGAAGAACCATTAGTAAAAGAAGAACCTACGGAAAAGAAGAAGCGAGGGAGGCCGAGTAAGAAAGCAGCAGTAGAAACAAAAGCACAAGTAGCAGTAGAAACAAAAGCAGTAGCAAAAGCAGATTCAGATTCCGACGATCAATCAGAAGAAGACTACAAATACACTCGCGAAGACATCGCATATATTTGCGACAAATTATACAGAGACGAACTGCTATCTGTTTTCGACGCAGACAGCCTCGAGGACCCCAAAATGGACGCAGGTATTAAGATGGTATTCGAGCATCTAATAAAGCACGACGAATTCATCAAATTTTTAGAAGAATTAAGTCCCAAGGTAATGGACAAGAGCAAAGTGAAGACCGAACAAGAACAGTTTAATTTCAAGAGGAACACTGATTATTTGATATTCATCACAATGTTTAGCCATCAGCTCTTTTATTTGACACATCAGTGTATATGTAAAATGCTTGTAAACGAACACGTTGGCGACGAATTGATTGGAGATTTGAAAGGCAAGTTGTTACAGATATTTTCGCATTGTTAAAAAACTCTTTAGAAAATAATATTATCATATAATAATATTATTAAATGGCTTCTACACGAAATAGAAATACACCAGGCAATTATTGCCAAGACCAAAGACAGAATACACAGACCGAGTCGTGGCAATTATATACCAATGGAGCCAATGGTCTAGCTGCCGACACACGCTTAGCCGGCACAGGTCTTAACCCTGGCCAAATGCCTTGGTCTACACTGTCTTACAATCCAGTAGATATTGAGACCTTCTTGTTTGGAATAGGGTCGACCAATTTAGTAAATCCTGTTGCTCCATTGAGGCCTGAATTAAAATGCCTGAAGAGTGCGAATTTGTTTAAGAAGCAGGATATAATCATGCCGATACCTTTGGCTGCTTCCAAGACACAGAGACCATTTCCTTTACCGTAAACATATATAGTAACCTTTATACCTTAATTCTTTATAAAAACAAGAAAACAAATAATATAAACACAAATGACTATATTATTTATTATAAGTAAAAATGGACTTTGTAGAGACGCAATTAAAGGGAAATTTGTTAGTTGACATTGTAAAAGAAGAAACAAAACTATTAGATAAAACTATACCAAATAAATGTTTTCTAAATAAAAAAGAAGATAAGAAAACCAAGGATAAGATTGACAAGTTAAAAGAAGCATTTATGTTAAGACCACCATCATGTGGAATAATCGTAGTAGACAATTTCTATAATAACGCACAAGGCACAAGGGATTACATCTTGACACAAGAATTCTCAGTAAAAGGCAATTTTCCAGGCCAACGCACTATATCCTATGCGAACGAACATCTACGCGATATTATACAAGGATATGTAGCGCCGTTTGGAGGCAAGATAACCGAATTTCCGATGCCTTCTTCAAGTAAAACAGAAAATAAAAAAGACTCAAATAAAAAAGATGATAAAGCAATTTATAACGGCTCATTCCAATACACAACGTCTAGAGAGCGGTCATGGATACACTCGGACGGCTGGAATAATTGGGCCGGTGTTCTGTATCTTACTCCCGACGCACCCTTGTCTGCCGGAACCGCATTTTACAAGTTCAAAAATGGTGAATATTCTGATGAAGATGCGAAACTCTTGAATACAACTGACGATACCAACAAGTGTAGTCAGGACTTAACCAAATGGGAGCAAGTAGACCGAGTAGGCAACGTATTCAATCGTCTCATCTTGTTTAATTCCAAGCGGTTCCATATGTCGATGGACTATTTCGGCGACACCAAGGAAAACAGCCGATTGTTCCAGGTGTTCTTTTTTACAACGGAACGGTGAATAATTACAAATTAATATTTTATATGTTTTGTAATTATTTTTCTAATAACATTTGATTAACTATATTATTAAAATGATGATTTTTATTAATAAATAACATATCAATTTGAATATTAAAATTATTTATATAATGGTTATCAATTATATCATAAGCTATAAACCCAATACTCTCCATAAACTTAATATGTTCTAAAAAAGTAGGTACATTTTCATTGTATTTACCAAATAATGGTATTTCCAAAATTATAAAATCTGTTTTATTTAAAATATTAGTAGAACCTTTTAATATAGGAATTTCAGCACCTTGACAATCTATTTTAATTAAAATATTTTTAGAGTTGTCTAATATATTATTTTTTGAAATAAAAGTATTTAAATCAATTGCCTTTTTTTTTATAGGTTCACAATTTACATAATGATGGCTTTGTTCTTTAAAAAATGAATCACCAGTTCCATTTATTTGATACCAAAGAACATCTTCTTCATTTTCATTTAATATAACATTGAATACATTTACATTACTGTCATTATCAAAATTTTTCAATTCTAAATAATCAGTTGCTTCAAATAAATAATACATAGGATTACTATAGATTTGTTTCATCATATTTGTCCATTCACCTTTGTGAGCGCCTATATCTATTATAGTATCAGGATAAAATCCTTTATTTTTTAGATTAATTAATTTATCAAACATTAAATTATAAATTATTTATATATTTAATGTTTTTTATCCAAACGAATTGATGTTATTATATAATTAATTTATTAAGTTATTAAGTTATTATAATAATTTATTACAGATATAACATTTGGTCCTAAAAAATTATTATTAATATACCTAATGTCTATATTATCTTTCCAAAAAAATGATAAATCTGATTTGTTATCATCATTATCAGCAACTTGATCAAAAATATTAGAATTCTCTACGTAGTTTATTTTTGGATATGCTAAAAAAACATTATCATTAACTATGTCAAAAATCCAACGATGATGAATGTAACCCCGATAACTATTATTGCCTAATTCAAATCGCGACAATTCTTTATATTTACTGGGAACAGCTATATATCCATTATTTGATATGTTTACAATTTGCTCATAAACATAAGCAGGGTTCATAATGTCTTCTAAAGTATGGGTACATATACAAAAATCAAATTTTCCGTTATCTCTTATATATTGAATTATATTATTCCATGAATCAGGATGAGTTATATCACATTTAAAATGTTTTATATTACTATTAGTTATTGGAGAATCATTAAAATCAATTATCGCATCAATTACATTTCTAGACCATCCTCCATGTGAACCACCTACATCAACTACAGTAAATTTTCCTTGCTTCTTTTTATCTAAAATATATGATATTATTTCATTTCTATCATTATTTCCTATTCTGACATTATAGTTAGGCATTTATTTACATAAATAAAATTGTATACAAATAATGAACGAATATGTTATCGTATAAATACATCCATAAACTTTTTCATAACCGTTTCAGGAGTATATTCTTCGTAAGCATTCCAGTCATTTTTTGATTTAATAATTGTTCTAATATTTTTAAATATTTGGATTAGACTTTCCTCAGTGTCGTAAATAATTCCTTTAGAACCTAGTATTTCTATATGACTATTATCTATATTAGAAACACTTGTAATTACTGGTTTATTTAATGATGAAAATTCAGCAATAGCTAGTCCAAAAGTTTCTCCATCACTTCTAGCATGAATCATTGCGTCGCAAGTGTTTATAAATTTAACTTTTTCAATAGGGTTAATAATTTTGTCAAGATAAATAATTTGAGGATGTTCATAAAATATGTTAGTATTTACAAATAAAAAGAATATATTAGAGTCAATATCAAGAATATTTTTAATTGCGTTGTGTGCTATTTGAATATCAAACTGATAAAATCCACCTATCCTTCCTAAAACAATCGCATTATTGGGAATATTTAATTGAATTTTCATATTATCATTACATTCTGGTAAATTTATCATATATGGAACAAAATCTACAATATAATTATATTTTGAAGATAACTGTTTTGAAATAGTAGCATATTTGTCACCATGTAGGTCAACTGTAAATACTGCATGAATTAAGTTTGGACACTTAGTAACTATCTGGTTATCTGATTTAGAACCTGATTTTTGATTATAGAAATAGTTTATTTTCTCATCCAAAATAATTTTATCTATATCTGAGAAGTTATCATAAGCATAACATTTAAATTCTTTTTCAAATTTAGTAATGACATTAATATCATTATTGTTATTATGTTTACAGTAAAAAATAATACTTTTATTACCATATAACTTTTGGTTATAATAAGCATAATCATACATAGCTACTTCAGTGCCTCTTTCACCTAGCTGATTGCTATGAAACCCTATTGTAATATTGTTTTTATTTTGTATTTTTGGATTAGAATTGTTATAAAACCCTTTCAAATATATGTCATATAATGGCGGTAAATAATCATTATTATGAATTTCTATATTTTCAATATGATTTGTTATTTCGCGACCAAATAAATCTGAACACGTAACAATCTTTTTCTGTATTTCTTCAGTATCCGTATATTTCTCCGAATTATATTCCTGGTGCGCAAAATTCTCTAATTTGTTTTTAATAAATGATGTATTTCCAAAATAACTCAAATGCCAGCCACCGTTTACTATCGTGGCGCAACTTTGAAACCTAATTGCGTCACAATTTATACCTAGTTCCTTATATTTTTTCAAAGTTATTATCTTAGGATGATACCACTTTTCATGAATTTTGCTGTTTAGATTATAATAATAAAAATCTTGTTCTAACCGAGAAATACCATCCGTGACGTGTATATGTCTAGATTTGATTTTATTCAATGTATTTGGGTCGGGTATTTCATCCAAATCAGAAATAATAATAACATCGTCTAAAGACAAGTCATTGTTAATTTGTTTCAAACCTTCGGCAATACAGTTTCGTTGGTGTTTCTCATTGGTCCATTGGTCGCCTCTTGAAATATCAATAGTATCTTTGGTAAATGGTAAATCGACAACCAAATGAATAATTTTTTTATAAAACCTTTCAAACAAATGTTTGTTTTCGTCAAAATATAATAGCTTAGAATTACCAACGTGGGTCTGACGTGCCTCTACGATTACAAAATAGTCCACTATATTGTATAGCAAATTTAGTCTATATGTAAGCATTTCCAGCTCATTATAAAATGTAAAACAATCGACAATTTTTACAGAATTATCTATTTTCAGTTTTAATACAAATGTGTTTGTTTCTTTACAATATATTTCTGATATTTCTTTTAAATTTTCGAAAACAGCTGGAATTGGTTTATGTATACCAAAAAAATTATCAACCCATATTCGATTAAGTGAAAAATGTTGACATTCTTTTGTATCTCCAATAGGATAGTTTAATTTGTAACAACCTAGAGTGAAATATACATCTTCGGGGTCCGTCTGCATTTTTTGAGAATTATTTACGGTAGGTTCTGTTCCAAAAGTATTAATTATTTTTATCATATCTAAACGTTTCCTTAATGACAATCCTCCGTTAAAATTTCTGTAATTTGGATGTATATTTTCTCTTATTAATTCGTTCCATCCGTGATCCATATTCCCTCCAATGTAGCTTTTATTCATATTTGTAAAATAATCTATGGTGTATGGTGGAACATTTAAAATGTATGTATCCGCTTGAAATGTAATCACAAACTCACCATATAACGATTCCCATAATTCTTTTCTTCTCATAAAATCACTATACTCATTAATTGTAAAATTATTTACATCTAATTCTCTTATTTCAACACCATCTTCAACATACAAATTCATTTCATTTTTTAAACCTTTCCCACAATAAAATACAATTTGCCAATTGTTTCCAAGTTTTTTTTTAAAATCGTTAATAAGATATGGCAAATTGTCATTATTTCTCGGGTCAATAATTAAAGCCGTATTTTTATTATTAAAAATGAGCGAATCATTATAATGATTAAACATTGATATCAATTTGTGTCTTTCCTTAACCAATAAATCATTGTTTATTTTTCCCTTTTCAATTATAATATTATCTTGTAAACCGATTTCATATTCGATTACGTTTTCAAAATGATATATATTGTTATTTTTTTTGCTTATTATTAAAGGAGTCAATGTTGAAAATGCCAAAGGTATAACACCTGACATACTAATCCCATTAATATGGTCCATATTCATTGAACAATCTGTTAAAACATAATCACATTTTTTTAATAAATCAATCATGTCTAGTGTATGTATATCCAAATGCATTTTTACAATTATATTTGATTTGATATTGCTAATATCAATCTTATTATTTTTCCTATGACAAATATGTAAAATAATTTGAACATTGCTTTCAAGTCTATTTAATATATCGTATTTTACCCCATCATTTAATCCACCAATAATAGCTATATTTGTGTATAATTCAACACCAGTTTGTTTATCTGATATATTTAAAATAGGATAACAAGGAATAGCCCATTTTTTTAAATTTTCAATAAAAGGTCTAGTCCCTAGATTATTTTTAAATTCCGGGCGTCTTATATTATTTATATGATTTATGGATATACATTTATCATTAATCCATTCTGTTTTAAAAGCATAATCATCATCCGTTGTTACAAATATAAAATCAAAACTGTCTTTTAATTCTTCAAATTCATACGATTTTTTAAATTCAAACTTGTAATTTTTAAAAAAATTTGTGTAAAAATCTAACCATCCTAATGTATATTCAGTTGGTGTAAATATAGTTAGTAAGCATTCATTTGTTTTACAATACTCAATAATATAACCAAACATTTCATAATGAAATACAAAGGAATTAAAAATTGCTATGTTTTTGTGTTCTTTACATTGTAACAATTTATACCATATTTCTGAACGTTTTGACCATGAACAGCTTTCGGCATATTCCTTTCCATTTCTTCGCAGTTGATTCTTTTGTTCAGTTGTTAAACGAGTAAGTGTTTCTATTTCGTTACCCCTTTGTATTTGTATTCCGTAACGATCCATTGTATTTGTTAGTCCAGCAACCGGATAATACAAGCAAATTACTTCCGACATTAACATTTCTAATGCGGTGATACAAGATGTCTCGGGCCAGCTCGTAGGATAAAGCCAATATTCAGCGGTCTTCATTTCATGATACAATTGTTCCGTATTTAGTTGCCCTAGATGTGTTATGCTATCATACTGGTCAATAATTAGTTTGAGTTGTTCTTCTTCCCTATTCAAAGGGAACTTGGTATAAGTCGAAATTACAAGCTTTGCGTCGGGCATAACAAACAAAATCTGTGGCCACAATTCTAAAACTCTGTCTAATCCTCTTTCGGTTCGAGATGTGTAAATAAACTTATTCGTCTGTTTTCTTATAGAATTAGAAGAAGAAGAAGAAGGAAACACCGCTGTATCAATACCATTATTAATAATAATTGTCTTATTTGTTAGTGATGGATATCTTTTCTTGTATTCATTCGCATGCCATTCCGTTTGACAAACACAACCGTCAATGTAATTCGACCATTTTTCTAATATAGCATTGTCGCTTAAATTGCACCCGTATGGTAACAACATAGTATCGTGTGCCCATATATAAAACCGATGAAATGAGCAGGTGTTAAACATTTCAAGGAACGCGATGTAGCGAGAGCAGACAACGCTATGAAATGGTATTTCAGTAATCAGTTTTGGCAATTGGCTTAGATGTAAATAGGTAATATTTAGTTCAGGCAAATCTTCGTTTTTAACATCGCCAACAATGTAAATCTTGAATTTTTTAAAAGAACCTTCGGTTTTAAATGTTTGAGATAAAGCCTTTGTAAGATACGCCACCGCCTTCTCCGAACCACCCATTGCGTTTTTTGTTAAATAGCTATAGTTCCAATCAATATCCGAAAACCCAACATAAAATAATATATTATTACTGCTTTCGCATACTGCTTTTCCAAAGGAGCAGCCAATTCTTTGTGTAACCTTTTTGAAAGGCTGGAATATATGGTCAACATCAATGCCATATTTGCCGTAATCCTTGAGAAAATCATAGGTTTCAAGTGGCACACCATTATCCTTTAGAAATACGATATATTCGTTGGCCAGTTTTAAAAAATGTGCCAAGTCTGTTTGTTTTAAATGCTGAACAAAGAACTGTAAATTGTATAACAAATTATTGATATACCATGAATCAATGTGTTTCTGCTTCTTTGTAAAAATAATTTCAAACATTTTTAAAACACATACGAAGTCTTGCGGACTCGCTTTGTCTGCTATCAATATCATATAGTATGGGACAAAAAAGTTGCCCTTGTCCACTTGAATAAACAGTTTTTTATCCATATTTGTTTCTAAAAAACGCGTCTCGTAGAACTCTTTTACTACCAAATAATAATTATAAGCAATGTTATGTTGTTTAGAACAACAGTAATGAACTAACAAAGGATATAGACATTCCACACGTTCAATGTCGTGTGAAAATGCTTCGATTAAATAGAAAAAACCGTGCTCCTTTTGTCCTAACAAATTGTAGCAATCGTAAATATAAAGACATGACACATATTTTTCTTGTGACCAGTTATCCTGGTTCAATGTGATTTTATACCATTTTATCGCATCTTCAAAATTACCGTAATCTTTATAACTATTTGCGCAATAAAAGGCATATCGTTGATATAATTGGTCGCCGCACGCAACCGCTTTCGCATGTGCCTTTTCCAAGATTAGTGCGTCATTCAGATACTTTTTCGGGTCTTGGTTCCGGCTGCCACTGCGACCCGATACGAGAAAATAGTCGCCTTCTACGACTGTAGAGCGAGAATTCGGCTCCAAACAGGAAATAAATTCATGTAGGACAGACAAATATCGGAACCTCTTTTGATTATTAATTAGGAGCACGCGAGTGTAACTGGTGCCGAATTGACTGCCGAATTTGAGATGATATTCGTCATGATTTATGTCTGATTTATTTACCGGCAAACAAAGGTCGCCATGGATTTCGTCATCTGCGTCAAATACGAGGAGCAAATCGGTCTTTCCGAATGCGCGGTTAAGAGCCAGTGACCGATTGTGTGCGAAATCGGTCCACTCGTCAGAGAAGAGTTCGCCGTTAATGCCCTTTTCTTTGAAAAACTGGGTAATAATGTCTTGGGTGCCGTCAGTGGAGCCAGTGTCGCAGATAACCCAATAACTAAACTGGATTTTATTACACAGCATCTCCAATGTTCCTCTGATAATATGCGATTCGTTCTTGACTATCATGTTTAAACAGATACTGGCCTTTTCTAGAGAGTTATCTTCCTTTTCAGTAATCGTTATTTCCATTAAATATAAACTCAGCTTATGTTTAATTTGTTTTTTATTTTATATATTGTTGATTTAGATTTATAAGGTATTATTCTTTCAAATTAATTTGAGCAATTCAAGATACACAGGAAAGTCTGTAAAGTAATCGTAACCGTTAATTACATTTATCTCAGAATCAGGTATTTCAAACGCGTTCTTCAATGTTAGATATAGGACACCCCTGTAACAAGCATTATAGAAATATTTAGTTATCAAAATATGCTGAGAATAATTCTTCAAAATGTGATATACCACTTTCCAAATATCGCCGGTCCATTCTTCGCCGTATTTTAATATACCATTTTCATAATAATGCTTCCTGGGAATTTTTAGCTGCTCATTGTAGGTTAATGGCAGAATATCATCTATAAATAAGAAGCCGTCCTTTTCTAATACTTTGACGCTATTATTAAAGTCTCTTAAAAAATACTCCGACTGATGCATGCCGTCAATAAATATTACATTGTATTTTTCTTTTTTTAAGTCTTTTTTACTGTCGACTAAAGTCTTAAAAAAAACATCCGACGTTGCCTTTGAAAACTTGAAGCCCTTACCCTTGATATCAAATTTAGGGTCCGGGTCGACACCCGTTTTATTCTCCAGTTTAAAATGTGTTTCTAAAAACGTTTGCCCATATTCTACACCAATCTCCAAATACTTTTGGTCCGATTTTGTCAAAGAATTGATTGCGTCACTTCTGCTTGTAAATTGTGTGTTATACTTTGGTCTATCAATATAACCTGATTGAATAATTTCAAATTGTTCACAAAATAAATACATGGTTTTAAAATAACTAACTAACAAATCCGAAGGAGTATCAATGAGTGAATAGCATTTCATCTTATCGAATTTGTAACCATCCAATTGCTTCCATAAATACTCTACAGGAGACTTATTATCTAACAAAATGAAATTGATGGCTAAGTCTTTATCATCATATAACTCTCTTATTTTGTCCAAGTTTAAAATAAGACTATCCAATCCAATGATACAAATTTGCTTCTTAAAATCTATATTAACTAACAAATTACAGTATTTATGAACGTATGTGTCCTTGTCTCTTAACCACAACTGCGTATTATTTATTGCGTCTTTTTGAAAAGGGTCCTCGTATGCTCCCAATTCAGCCATCTTTTCGGCAATTTTGTATTCATTGTAGTAAATCGGACTAATATATTGCGGACCGATTCGGTTGATTTCACCGTTTCTGATTAAAGAGAAGTTGTTATTCGAATTATTCATATATTGGACGTAACCTAGCTTCGGTATTTTTGCCATTTTACAATTTACTGCCGTTCTAAGTAGAATTTCATAGTCGTCGCAAATGGGCAAATTCTCGCAATAATTTCCGATTCTTAGCAGCAACTCTCGGCGCCAAATTCGCGGATGATTTGGGCAGCAAACTAGATGCGACAATGTGATATTATTTATATTGGGGGTATTATAAACATAGACCCATTTACCATTGTATTTCTCACAATAATAGGAACCATATCCTTTACAAATATGGTCACCGTATTTAAAATTATCGCCATTTTCATAGATGTTAATAAAGTCCATGTAGATAAATCCGACTTCTTCATTTGAAAAAAAGACGGATGCGGCATCCTCCAATACGGTCGGCAATATTTCATCATCATGGTCCATTTCTAAAACATAGGTGCCGCGACACAAGGACACAGCTTCATTCTTGACGTTGCCGATACTGCCACTGTTTTCGCTGCGTCTATACATTCTTATGCGGCAATCGTGTGATAAGTTTTGCCTTAAAAAATCAAAATGTTCGTCGTCAGGTGAGTCGTCGATAATGACCCATTCCCAGTGTTCAAGTGTCTGCTTTTTGATACTATTGTAGGCGCGAGTGATTTTGTCATAGGAATTGAACGTTGACGTGAATAAGGAAAAAACGGGTCTTAAATAGGAACGGTCTGATACTGAACAATTCAAAATGTATTGCTTGTTTACAAGGGCGTTAAATGTGTCTATATTTTGAATGTCTAAAGATGTTAGTTTCATATGCTTTTTATTATTGCCAAAATATGATATTCCATTTGTTGCGATTTCATTTGCAAAGGTTATTAGCAGATGATAATTCGCACTATACATTCGATTGATTTTGCTGATTTTGTTAGTTATATGGACAGTACAATTCAGTTTCGCATTGTTTTCAATAAAAAACTGGTCTAAATTGCTGTCTTTGTCTTCTCGGTAAAATATAATAAAAGGATACTTCATTGTATTATATTTTAATTATTGATAAATTTTTAAATTGTTTTCTTTTCAAATAACGATTTAAAATGTAGTACCACCTTCTTCGTTTTCAAACCCTAACAATGGGTTTCTACAAACAAAATCATTTTGATTTAAAATTGCTGTTAAAATTACATCATTATTTTCTTTGTACATATTGTATTTGTTAATAAAATCATTTAACAAGGAATCTACATTATTTCTATTAATCACAAATGCGATTGGTCCACCTAACCAAAACGATTTACGAATATATGTTTTACTATCGCAATTTAGATAAAATCTACCGGATTCATGAAATGGAATATTACTCATGTCATGTTCAGGATTTAATAATCCTATCTTAGTATGATCTCTATATTTTCTCCCCCATAAATATCCAGGACATAAATGAATACAACGCCAATCCTTCGGTAATAATTCTAATGTTTTATTAAGTTCTTCTAGAAAATTATCAATTGGGCTAAAATCATCGTCGCAAATAATGGCATATTCAAATGTTGTTTTTTTATAAATCTCTAAGGCATTTTTGAGAATTGTAAACATAATATTATGATTTGGAATATTTTTATCATTTATACCATTGTTCAATAATAATGGAATATTCATTTTCGAAAAATTATTTACTAGATTGTTCCGCCGTTTTTCACTAATTGTATTATTTGGAAGGGTTGTAGTTATTACGAGTGTATTTGTATTTTTTAACATACTTATTTTATTTTTATATAAAAAAAAAGCATTTTAAACGAAGATTTTGTTTTATAATATGGTTGAGTTTCTTATACTCGCGACGCTTAAAAGAGTCGAACCATTTTGACTCTTTTAAAATTCAGGACTATGCTTCTTAAACAAGCATCCTTGCGACACGATCCAATTCACATCGGTCGTTACAATCGCGGGGTTCTGATGGTCGCAATTTGTCATCCAAATCTTGACGATACAGAAGTTCTTTTTGGGTGAAATAGTGATACCGGTTATACAATTTACAAATTGCGCATTGCTGCTGACACTTTCCCCAACTAATACATAAGTTAACTCTCTCCAAACATCACATACATTCTTATTTGACACTTTATAGGAAAAGCATCCACCATTTCTATTCCTGGGGTCTTCCCACATAGGAACAATACCGTCCTGCATAATGAATAACATACAGTTTTTAATTAGCGGGTCGGGCAATGTCTCCGTGATGGCAATTGTTTCCTCCACGGTTGTGAATGTGTATATTTTTTTGTAGCTACTTGTAGACCAATCAGTATCATGTGGGAGGTGAGCCCACAAATTCCATTTCTTACTTAAAGGTAAGAAAGGGATACTGGTAGTAGTAATTGTATCGTTGCTGGTTTCAGAGTCCATTGTTATTGTTTTTTCCGGAGTCACCATTGTACTTATATTAAATCAATTTTTTTAAATGATTTTAATTTATATATTTTTATTTATATATTTTCTAAACGCAATCTCTCATCATGATCTTTTTCCTTGTGAACTTCTTCCTTTGCTTCGCTTTCAATCGCTTCTTCTTCTAATGCTTCTTTTGCTTCTTCTTCTAATGCTTCTTTTGCTTCTTCTTCTTCTAATGCTTCTTTTGCTTCGCTTATCGTTTCACTTATCGTTTCACTTATCGTTTCACTTATCGTTTCACTTATCGTTTCACTTAATAAAATCTTATATCCATCCTTCTCGATAACAATGCTCTCCTTCTCATTGACATAAATCATGTTGACATTTTGGTCCATAAGCTCCAACTTATATTCAAAAGGCTTATCATTATCTAGTTTCACATTCAAAACATCATGTAAATAATACTTGAAAAAATCACTGTCCAATTTGTTACCAACTACATAATAATTCGCACTATTATTGTATAAATCGATAATATGGTTTTCTGACAAATTGTGTTTCAAATATAGCGCAAGAAAACGTATATCAGACACTTCATATTTCAAATTATCTAAACTTTCAGGCATTTTGTCTAAAATAATAACGTCATTTGTTGGCGATTTTATAAGAACCAAGTTGCCATCGACTGTATCTAATGGGGTCAAGATTATAGGTTTTAGTTCTTTTACATCTTGTAACGGTTCTGTTTTTAATTCTATCCCAGGCTTACTTATAGCATTGAAAATCTTCTTAACTGCTACATTTATGTAAGGAATACAAAAATTAATTGTTTTGAAAAATAAAATTTGACAGAAACTATAAACATATATTGTGTAGTATGCCAATGATGTTAAAAAGGGCAAAAAAGGCTTCAATGATTCGTTTTGCTGTATATTGGCTGAAATGTTTAATATTACGGTGTCGAAGTCCTCAGGATATCGGCTCTTGTAAAAATGTACTCCAAATAACAATGAAATAATCGTAAATGCGGATGTATATATCATTTATAATAAGATATATACATTTTATATTTTTAAATGGTTTTTTAAGTGAATATTTGCGTTATTTATATTGATAATTATTGATATTGTGGGTCTGAAGTAGTTGACGGACTATTTGTATTAGTATTCGTATTAGTATTTGAAGGAGTAGTAGTAGAACTAGTAGAAGAATATATTAAATTGGAATCCGGATTTGGACTATCACATTTGAAGTTTAATGTGCCAGTTGCAGCGTCTAGTCCAAATACATATAACAATATTGCGACGATTACCGTCATAAAAATAAATGGAATGAATACTAGAACCCATGATATGATGGTCATTCCGCCTTGGCAAAGCGCGTTCAAAAGAAACGTAATTGTTACCATGACGATAAATTTAAAAAACGCGGTATTGTATAGTCCTTTGAATGTGTCGATAACTATTTGTGTTAATGAGAATGCTAAATAAATGATTGCCGGTGGGCATATTGAATCCATTGGCTAATTACTTATATTATAGTTATTTTTTATTTTGTTTTTTATACGGTACAACAAAGTTTCTAAGAGAAGATTGGCTCCCCGTCCTTGATTATCCCGACCTTCTTGCCAACCTCACCGTCCGCATCTACTTCATATAGAATTCCATTTTCCTCACTGGTGGCGTAATAGGTGACATCGTCGATTTCGATTTCGAAGACTTCTTCCTCTTCATCTTCTTCTACTACGTTTGAGCTTGCGACTTCTACTACTACGTTTGAGCTTGCGACTTCTTCTTCTTCTTCTTCCTCTAAGCTTGCTTCTTCTTCCGCTACGCTTAATGATTCTTCATCTGAAATCTCTTTTTCGGATTCTTCTTCTACTACTACGTTTGAGCTTGCGATTGATTCTTCATCTGAAATCTCCTTTTCGGATTCCACAGTTTCACTTATGTCTTCTGCTTCTTCTTCTGCTACAGTTTCTTCTGATTCTTCTTCCGCTACGCTTGATTCTTCTTCTGCTGCGCTTGATTCTGATTCTTCTTCTACTACGTTTTCCGCTTTGCTTATGACTTCTTCTTCTTGTTTCTCCTCAATTTTAAGCCGAACATGTTCTTCTTCTACTACTACGTTTGAGCTTTCCGCTTTGCTTAAGACTACTACTACGTTTTCTTCTTCTAAGCTTTCCGCTTCTAATACTACGTTTTCTTCTTCTAAGCTTTCTTCTACTACTACGTTTTCATCTACTACTAATTCTTCTCTTTTTACTTCTTTAGTACTAATATTTATGTTTCGAATTGCCTCAGTCAATTGTAGCAAATTGTTGTTAATTGAAGTCAATTGTTCATTAATTTTAGCAATATCGCCACTATAGTCTTTTTCACAACAAGAAGAAGAAGCCGGCGTCTGTAATACTTGTATCTCATCTTCATAAGCCTTTACAACCTTTTGAACAATCGGCAAATTCATAATATCAGAATTGCTTTTATTGTCAGTATTTTGTTTTACTAATCCGAGTAGCTGTTCAATGCTAATCATTTGAATTATTTTTTCTAAATTTTGTGATAATTGTGACATGTGCTTGGTATAGTATACTATAATACGATTCGTTTAATATGATTTAAAAAATATTTAATGTAGAATATATAAATGGATAAGATTGACAAGTTTGGAAACGGGATAGATGACTTGGTAAAAAAGGTTTTAACACAAACAGATTACACGGAGGAAAAGGCTTTAGCCAAATTAGAAGAATTTAATTATGATTTGATGCGGGTTTTAAAAGATTACATGGGCATTCCTGAGAAGAAGACGGATACCAAAATCAAGTCGATTAATCAGGAAATATATAAGCAAATTCGTTATTCGTTGGACAGCTCGATGCGGGAATATAGAGCAAAGAACCCGGTGAATATTGAGCAAGTGATTACCAATCTAACTGAGTCGGAGGAAAACGAAAAGTCGAAGAATGGGAATTAGATAAGGAGTTATTACTATAAATTTATTATATAACATTATTATATAATAAATTTATAATATGTCGGATATGAAGTTAAGTAATTGTGATTTATCTAGGTTTAATAGATACATAACTACATATGAAACAAATATACAATCAGAAATACAATTGGAAATACAAAATATAAAATCAGGTCAAGAATTTGACACAATACTTCAAAAATATAACGCTCCATATAGTCCAGGTGTTGTTGGTGGTAGTGGTATGAATGATGGAGGAATTATTGCACAATTTAATAAACATATTGAAAAATTAGGTCAACTGTTGGAAGTTTGTTCTGAAGAACAAACCTTAGAAATACAAGCATTAAAGAGACGTTTTGAAGCCCAATTACAAATTATTAATGATTTATTACAACAAAAAAGAACTTTACTAGGGAACTCTTCAAAAATTGCTTCTAATTCAAGGTATAGTAATTCAAGGTATAGTAATTCAAGGTATAGTAGTTCAAGTGCGGCTGGTGGCGGTGGCGGTTCAAGATTTGCTCCTGGTTCAAATTCAAATAATCAAAGTTCAATGTCAATTTCAAATTCAAATTCAAGTGGAGTTCTTAGAGGTCCAAGAACATTTGGTTCAGGTTCAGGTTCATTTCCAAATGAAAAATCAAACTTTTTTGACGAAAGTTCAAGTTCAAGTTCAAATTCAAATAATCTAAGTTTGGTTCGTGGTGCAAGTTCAATGTCAAATTCAAATAATTCCAGTTTGGCTCGTGGTGCAAGTTCAATGTCAATGTCAAATTCAAGTTCTATTCCAGGTGTATGGAGCGGTCCTATAGATGATCCAACCAGTGCTAAGTCTCAAAAAAATATCTCTTATGAACTTTCTGAATGTCAAAAACTAACAGTAAAAATTGGAAATGAATTAAGAGAAAGATTGGTTGATTATGAAAAATTGGGTGAAGATTTTAATATTAGATTGTTATATCACATATTTTGTGAAGACGAAGATAATAATGCTATTTTTAATAGCTTATTAGAAGAAGACAAACAATATTGTGGGTATACTATTTTTAATGATTTGATACGCGCAATTTTTACATCATTTTTGTTGAACCCTGATAGAGGTTTTTTTGGTGAGAATACGGGAGTACCAGGCTTTAAGCGTCCTAAACACAAAAAATGGGGAATAGAAAGAGAAAGACTCTATAATAAGTTTTTTAAAGAGTTATTTAGACCGGATACTAGTAATAGTACTTCAAGTACACAAACGGATATGAGTGTTGAGGGCAGCAGTCAAGACTCAACCAATTCGGGGGTATCGAATACTTCTTTTGTCTCGACAGGGTCGAATGTTCCTATTCAAGGACCTAACTTGAACTTAAAACAATTAGAAAAAGAAAATTCAGCTTCAGTTTCAATGATTGCCTCTGTCACAAATTCAGCATTTGACCTATTGGATACGTTGTATAGTTCATCAATTGACACAATTTACGAAAAAGTTCAGGATATTATAACCAAAATTGACAGTTTGTCTGAAGGTCCAGAATTCAACAAGGTTGGAAGGGACAAGGCAAAAACTGAAAAATATGTGAATGACAATCCAGAAGTATTTGATGAATCTGCTAAAAAAGTGGGAAGCACAGACATTATCCATGATTTGGTCGTATTGTCCGACCAACTTAAATCATTATCAGAATTTAGTAGAGCTAACCCCGGGGTTATAGGTTCAGGTGGAAAATGTAACCCTAAAATTCTACATAAAATTGTTGATGATTTATTCGAAATGTTGATAAAAGGTATGAATCAAGCTGGATTGACTGATGTAAAGACTCAAGAACAACTTACTTTACGGTTTGAAGATGTTATGGTCAATATCTTAGCAATTATAATAGACAGAGTGGTGATAACTTTGGATGCGAAAGCGTTAAATGAAATAGAATTATTTTGGTATGAATCAGGTCGAAGATGGTTAGCTTTTTATGAATATTATTTAAATCAAGACCAAAAAAAACAAGAAGAAATATTAAATAAAGTTCGTTCTATAAGTTGTAAAAGTGAAATAAATATTGTCCAACTTGACCAATTTATTAGGTTATGTGGTACGCATAGCTTAGGGTTCATGTTCAGACCACCATCATTCTGTAGTTTTGATGCGGGACCAAATACGGGTAATGATGGTATATCAGTATCCGTTATGCATGACGTTGGGTCTATCTCTAATAATTTTTTGTTAATATGTAATAAGAAAGAAAATGGTCAATTTTTTTGGGTATGTTGTATTTACGATGATAAAAACAAATCAGAATTGAGAACTATAAATCTTCAACAACCAAGTTCAATATTTGTGGGAATACGTCCGGTTTCAATTGATTCGTTGAAAAAAGCATTAAATGACGGACTTGTTCCAGGTAAAAAAAATATTTTTTCAGATTTTAGATGTGCCAATACTAAAAGTGTTGCTGATCCTTTTTATAGATTACCCTTTCGGAATTTTTTGGATGAATCTAATCTTTTAAAAGAAGTAGAACAATTTATACATCCAGTTGCTGTGGCAGCATTGTATAACCCTGCTTCTACAAGAGAATACGTAACGTCTAACACGCATGGACAATGTCAATTGTTTTTATCTACAACATCTTCAGATACTAAAATTGCAATGGCTGTTGCCATGAAAACTTGTGGAGACTGTCTCGAAGAAGGTGTTCAAAAGGAACATTGGTTAAGAAACTTAGGTCAAGAAACCGGTCGCTTTTTTCCCGGAAAAAGTATTGCCGCTGTTTTTACTGTTGATAGTTTTGTTGGAAATCGAAATTTTGAAAGATATTGTAATTTTAGTGGAAATCCTGATGGCACATGTCCAGGTATATTCCGACAAAACCCAGGTAAAGGTGCCAATTATTTAAAACCCATCGGCGGAAATGAAGACCCAAAGGATAAAGCAACTGCGTTTTTTGTAAAAGTGGCGGGATTTAAATCATTATTAGAATCACAACAGCAAGTTGGTAGTGAGGCGTTTATCACTTTATGCTCTCAATTGTTTGGTGAAGAAGATATTGAATTAGGGAGGGTTATTACTGCGGCTGATTTTGTTCAAAACATAAGTCCACAATGGTTAGCTAATATTGATCAGGATGAAATAAATAGTGATATATTTAGTTACTTTTTTTATAGACTGTTTGGATTACAACAAAGAATAAATCTTGAGTTAATGAATGGAATTATCGATTACCTTAATAATTGGAACGGAGATAAAAGGGAATTATTATCAATGTCTACTGTAGATAATATTTTAAGAGATGATGTATCTAAAGACTATGAAAATAATTCGGGTAATTTATTATCTGAAATTGTTGGACAATGGAAAATTCTATACGCGAATATAGAATTATATATATGGGTTACTGATGTAACTTCTAATGGTCTTGAATGTCGGTTTTTATTTAATATTAATGATAGGGCAGGCTTGGTAGACGCTTTGAAGGATTTTAAAACAATTGTTGTATCTAAAGAAGGGGAACTAGGACAAACTAATATTGAGGCGATTCCTAATAGTGTTTTTGTTGAATTTGCTGAATCACAATTACCTAATGTTATTGAGGCATTTAGAACTGATGGAATTACGAGAGATTTCACTATTGAAAAAGAACGTAATAAAGGTAATATAAGCGCTAGAGACTTTACCTGGTGTTTAACAGAAGCATATCAAATACCAGCTGGATTGCAAGGATTAATATCTGTATTACAACAAAAAGACACACTCCAAATGTCTAGTAGAACATTAAACAAATTAAAGGGACAAATCGGTAATTTATCTACAAGTAGTGTGGGTTCGCTCACTAGGAGGGCATCTAGATTACAAGAAGGTGTGAAAGTTGGCGTAGAAATCGAATTAGATGAAGTGCTATCAGGTCTTCTTGGAACATTTTCTATATCCGAAGAAGGCTCGGAAGAAATTGTTGATGACGATGATGAATGTAAAATAGATAATGCGACTTTAGCTGCGAGTGTTAAAACTGCTGATGCAGAAGACTCGATTAATATTGAAAACGCTAGGCAGGCGAGTATTGTAACTGACAATAAAGACAACGTAATTAGGGAATTTAAACGCGGAAAAAGAGGTGGCTCTAGAAAAACAAGAAAACGTGCGAAAAAATCTAGAAGACGTAATACAAGACGAACAAAAAAACACTATAATAACAAATCACAAAGACGTTATAGAAAGAAAACTAAAACAAGAAAAAGATAAAACATAAAATTATAAAATATTTTGAATTATTTTATAATTTTTACAATCGAATAAAAATGGGTTATTTTACACAGCTAGACCAAATTTTTCATTCATAATTAGTCCCTTGCTCGGCTTCTTTTTTTGCATCCTCGACTTCAACTGATAATTATTGCTCGCGATTATTTTGTTATTTAATATGAACTCATCATTATCCTCATGTAGCTCCGGCAAAATTCGGGTCAATGGTTTATCCACAATTAAAAACAGACGTTCATTCCTTAGCAATGACCTGTATTCCTGGATAGACAAATTACCGTAAAACTTCTCCAACATATAATACGGATTCGGCGCCGGCTTAATATTCTTCTTATAGTCGTAAATCTTTGAATAAATATGATTTAATAAATGGTAGCGCTCAAACTTCGCCGAGCTATCAATTGGCTCGTTCATTAGATGCGCTACACCACACTCCGGACTACAAAAGCAGCCATACACGTGATATGTGCCATTGATGTAATGCTTGGGCACGTAAACCGGGGGATTGTCAAAGTCACACGTGCACCAAAAGCAGGCAGACTTCTTATTGTTGACGTTGTTAATATGTAAATTGTGCTCTAATTGCTTCAACTTGCGCCACACATTCTTTGAGCAGGTTTTGTTGTCGACCTCGTCATCTTCGTCGTCGTAATCATCATCATCATTGTTGTTGTAATTGCTGTAATTGTTTCTAGACAAGTCCAAGTCACTCTCTCTATACTTTGCTATATCTCTGATTTTTTCATTCTTTAAATCATTTGTCTCTGTATCTCTGATTTTTTCATTCTTTCCTAAATTTGGATTCACCATAATATTAAATCCTTTGATGTCATTTATACCTCCACCTCCTGAATTAGAAACCGGCAAAGTTGGTCTTGTCATGTTCTCGTTTTTATTGAGCAAGTCGTAATTTAGGTTGCCCGAGTTGAAATTATATGATTCGACTAAACAGGATGACGGTTGCTGGAGGTCTTTTAAAGAGCATTTAAGATGGAGAATGATGTTGGGTTTGTCGATTTTTTGTGTCTCATTTGCTACAAAATTTTGAATGATTTTGCCGCCCTTTGGCTTGCGACCGCGTTTCTTGGTTGTTTTCACATCATCGCCCTCCTTTTTATCTACATCTACGTCTACGTCTACATCATCATTGACATCATGTTCGTTTAAATCTTGTTCTTCATTTAAATCTTGTTTAAAATCTTGTTCTTGTTTTTCATTTACAACTAATTCTACTGTATTTTTTAAAGTGCTAATATTAGTAGGAGTAGTAGCATTCAAGGCAGTTAACAATTCTTGTTTGGATTTTCTGCCTCTTTTTGGCTTTGTTTCTACTACTGTGTTTTCATTTATCACTACTGTGTTTTCATTTATTACCGCTGCTACTTCGTTTGCGCTTTTTATTGCTGCTACTGTGTTTGCGCTTATATCTTTTTTAGACACTCTAGGTTTTCTTGTTTTCACTTCAGTATTAGGAACAACTGTATTCGCAACTATAGTGTCAGGAACAACCGTATTAGTAACTACAGTGTCAGGAACTATAATAGGAACAGTTTTAATAGTTTCAGCATTTGACTTTCTAGGCATTATTTGTTAGTTGTATATTAAATAGGTGTATCAATTTAAATCATTTTAATATATATTTTCTTCAAATGATTTATAAAAAGCATTTTCGGCAAACTGGTATATAGTTATCGGAACCCACGACCGTCTGCTCAGTTTCCCTAGTAATCCGCTTTGAAAAAATCCCAGGCGTCCCATCTTTACACATGCTACAAAGTGAAGTCAGTTTACTCACTTTATCGGACAACGGTATTAGGTCCAATATTTGCCCGAACTTCTTGCGTTCGAAATCGCCGTCCAATCCACCAACATAAATCTTCTTTCCCAAAGACAACAAACTAACAACCACTTCATATAAATCAGCAAAGAATTGACCTTCATTAATTATGATAACTTGTGCATCCTGAATATTGGTTAATATCTTTGTTAAATTGTCGGTTTTAATACACGGTATCATAACTTTATCATGTGTCGACAAGAGTGTGTCGTGATACCGGTCGTCAATACAGTGATTTATAACGGCAACGGGAATATTACAAAACTTACACTGTTTGTAAATGTCGACTAGACGACTGGTCTTGCCGGAGAACATGGGACCAATAATTAGCTCCAAGTACGCAGTACGACAATAAGAATACGCAGTAGGAAAATAATGGGTTGAATTCAATGATGACATGTTATATATAAAATATGTCATTGTTTCTAAATGACTTTTATCTATTTAGAAATAAAACAATATAAATATAAAATATTTTGTATGTTTATAATAATGAAATACTCAAACTATTTTAATATGAGAACTAGTACATTCTTAAAATCATATGAACTGATAAAGACAAATATGGAAAAAATGGAAGATAAGAATAGAGTGTATAATATAGTTGAATTGGGTAGTAGTCGTAGCTTTGTAACTGGATATGTTGCTGGGTGTATGTCACCTGATACAAAATATTGGTATCCAAATAATCCTGAGTTGTGGGATTGGGGAGCTGGTATTTTTACAAAGGTATTTGCTGAAAATCTAAAGGGACAAAAATGTAATATATATACAGTTGACCCTGATACAAACGCAAACATTATTGTAACCGTTATATGTAAAGAATATAACAATGTTACAATATGTAAAACATATTCAACCAACTTTTTACTCGATTTTAATGAAAAAATAGATTTCCTCTATATGGATCATATGGAAACCAGTGAAGAGGCGGCTATTCAACATCTTGATGATATTAAACTTATTATAGATAAAAATATGATGAGTGAAAATGGTGTTATATTAATTGATGATATTGGATATAATATAATAGATGGTAAAGGCAAATATAGTATACCATTTCTTGAAAAAAATAATTATAAAATTACTATACACGATTACCAAGTATTGATGGAAAGAAAACCATTGTAAAAATGACTTAGAACTAACAAACCAACTTCTATTATAAATACAAAAAAATGTCTAAATTTCTTAAACTCACAAATTATTTAATAAATACAAGATACATTACAATGATTGATATATATAAAGGCGAATATCATATACACATAGGTAAATCGGTTGAAAACAATATACAAGGATTTACGATGTTTGGGACTGGATTTTTTTCAAGTGACACATCGACTATTGCTATCAAGGAAAAAGAACATGCTGACAATTACAAAATAGTAACGGATTGGATAAAGAAAAATGAAGATTTATAAAATGCCTTTTTTAAAATGAAATATAAAATAGAATAGAACAAATGAAAAGATATTAAATATTATTTATAATAATATTTAAAAATGACTGGAACACCTTGGGTTGAGCTTTTCAGACCGACGAAGTTCGATGACATTGTTTTAGACCCTTTAAATAAGAAGATACTAACAAATATTATTAAAACCTCCTATTTCCCCAATCTGTTATTTTTTGGACCACCTGGCACTGGTAAAACGACTACCATTATTAATCTTGTGAATGCGTATCAAGAGGTTCTCGGGCAGAAAAATCACGGTCTAATGATACATCTGAACGCATCCGATGAGCGCGGCATTGATATCATAAGAAACCAAATTAATCAGTTTGTGAATTCCAAATCGCTGTTTAACCAGGGCACCAAATTCGTCATTTTGGACGAAGTCGATTATATGACCAAAAATGCCCAACAGGCGTTACGATATTTGCTACAAACATATACAAGTGGTGTGCGTTTCTGTCTTATATGTAACTATATTAGTCGCATTGATGAAGGTCTACAGAACGAATTCTTACGTCTGCGTTTCAATCAGCTACCGGAGCATGATATCATTGCCTTTTTAAAAAATATATCTGTCTCTGAAAAACTGAATATGACGGACAAATCACTGGGTCTAATTCAGAAGCTATACAAGTCCGATATTCGAAGCATGATTAATTTCATGCAGTCGAATCAGCACATCAAAGACGACGATTTTAATATCATCGATGAGACTGTATGGTTGGCACTGTATACTATGATAAAAGACAATTCCGTGCCTAGGGCTAACATTATTGGATTCATAAATACAACCAGTTCTAGATACAACATTGATAAAAAAAATATAATCAAGGATTTTCTGAATTATATTATTCGCAATAAGGCTCATCAAATTTCGACGCCATTCCTTAACTTTGTTGAAAACATCATGCACTTTGAGGACTGTAAAAACAGCCATTATGTGAATTATTCTCTGTCTAAATTGTCTACTTCATTATAATTATCACTACCATTATTTCCATTATTTCCATTATTTCCATTATCACTATAAATAGACATTCTCAGTTTGAGCTTCATCATGAAGTCATTCGGAGGCGAGCTTTTAGACGGGTCGAATACATTTTGCTTTAAGCTATATTCCTTAAAATTGTATTCCTTAATATTCTTCAACGAAGTAGGGGAGATTTGTGAAAACGGCGTCGAAATGTCTCTTTCATGGATGACGAACAACTTTTTGCTCAACATTTGTTATATTGTATTACGAAAATAAAAATTGAATTATATATATAATTAAATGGCTTAAAGACAATAATCAAAGGAATACAATGTTGGCTTTAAGTTCAAAAACAGAAACAATTAATAAAAGGGCGAAAAGGATCCCAAGAGTGAAAGAAAAGGCTGTTATCGATTGTAATATAGATGACGAATGGTCTAGTTTTATAACTAGCCACACAGAGGATTTAAGTGATAGTGATATAAGCGAAAACGAAATAAGTGAAAGCGAAATAGATAATAAAGGTGATATAAGTGACAGCGATTTAAGCGATAATGAATGTGAAGACTTAGAAATTAATTTAAAAGAAGACAGGGATGTATTTGGCAACACAATGAATTCATTTGTTCCCAAAATGAAACACGTGTCTGTGAACAATAACAATAGTTCGAATGTTGCTATACCTGAACCATCGGACATCTATATTTCCACAAAATCGAAAATCGCATATTTAACCGACCCAATTGATTTGAAAATATTCTGGGACATTCCAATAATTCCTTATTCTACTGCTAAAAATGGTGTAATAAAAAAACAAATAAAATTTAATTCAAAGACGCTAGAGGAATTAAATATTATTCAGGAAAGACTTCAAACGGAGCTGTATTATGAGGAGCACGTTATGTCGCACATTGACAACCCAAATGGGCGCATTAAATTCAAGGACATTCGCAAGGTGACGATTGGTATTTCCAAGAAGGACATTATGAGTTATCGCTCAAAGAAGAAGCAGGCATTTTACAATTGCTTTGTAATGATAATACGTCTAAAGATTGATGGGTTGTTTCGAGAGTTTCATATAAAGGTCTTCAATACTGGCAAAATGGAGATACCTGGTGTTCAAAACGATATGATGTTTGAGCTTGTTTTGAAAAACATTATCGAGATTTTACAGCCGTATAGTGAGAAGAAACTGGAATATAATAAGAAGAGCGACACTGTGTTAATCAACTCCAATTTTAATTGTGGCTTTTATATAGACAGAGAGCGCCTGTATGACATTCTAAAATACAAATACAATATTCAGGCAATTTATGACCCGTGCTCTTATCCAGGAATTCAAAGCAAATTCTATTATAATAGTGAATTAGGCATTCAAACGGGTATCCAAACAGGTGCTACTGCTAAAACGAATGCTAAAAATGCTAAAACCGCAACTGCTAAGGCTTTAAAAAACAATATCACGGCAGAACCTTTAAAAACAGAAAAAACAGAAAATACAAATATGAGTAACCTAACTGAAGTATCCTTTATGGTTTTCAGAACAGGAAGCGTGCTTATTGTTGGGATGTGTGAGGAGAATGTGCTAGTTGAAATATACGAGTTTTTAAAGACATTGTTAAAAACAGAGTTTTCCGAAATATATCAGGGATTGATTGACATGGAAAGTCATAATAATATCAAAAACAAAAAGAAGAAGATCCGAAAGAAGTTGATTACTGTTTTATAAACGTAGTTATAAAAACACAGTTATATTATTTGGTTTATAATAAATATCTGTTCTAAATTTATATTTATATTTGTATTTATATTTGTATTTATATCATTGTCAAAATAATGATATATATTTTGCTTGATAACAGACGTATCCGGCAGTTTTTTCTTCGACAAGAAAATTTTGATAAATTCTTCTATTATTCCTGTATTTCTTTTAATATTAGAATATGCCAACAGATTTGTAAATAAATAAATATTATCCAAATGATGTTGTTTCAACTTTGTTTTATTCAGGTCTAAATTGTGGACTTTTGTTAAGGATAAGAACTTGTCATTTTTATTGTTATTATAGTTTTGAAGACAATAATATACAATGTTTTTATAAATATACATATATGTGTCTACGTAATGTAATGCCGCCTTTTCTTCGGTTAAGAGCTCACGAAATGTCTTTTTATAATCACTGTTAATCTCGTATATTGTCTTTTTATAAACAAATGTAGTTGCGTCTCTAGAGCTGAGTTGTAAAAACGACACATTGTCGTCCGATATCTGCTCAATAAATTCAATGTAAAAGTAATAGGCTTTTTGACTGTGGTAATATGTTAGATCCAAATTTTGGGTATAATAAAACAACATGGAAAATACATGTATGATTGTTTCTAGACCACGCATTACAATGAACTTGTAACAGTCTTGGTTTTTCATATTTATTTTTTCTTCAATCAGTGACAAATATTCGAGTATTACACTAACAAACTTTGTTAGTATGTCTTGAACAGAATGGGTGTGTTTTGCCTTGTAATTTTCTGTGCGACTTATTATGTAGTATGGATTATCTATTACTAAAGCCTGACCGTTTTGTTTTGTTCCTTTCATTTTATTTATATTTTACTTTATTATTATTTTTTGTTTAGTTCCTTTAAAAAAAGTTCCTAAGATTAAAGAATAATATTAAAGAATAATATTAAATAATGTTTATAAGTATTTAAAGACTTTAAATCAAAAACTAATATAAATGTCTGATAAATCGGCTAATACGTCTAGTGCTATTACTACTGCTGCTTCTAATGCTGCTTCCAATGCGGCTTCTACTGCTAACGCCACTCCTAACTATCGTCTCCCGTCTGATGTAACATTACAACATGCGAGCAAGTTGGCAATTGTCGAGGACAAGCCAATCATGTTGGATTACTGGACCGCGTCCGTTGACAAGAAGGCGCTTGTGGGTGTGCGTGAGTCAGGCGAGAAGCTTCTCGTGAAGTCCGCTGAGGAGTATACCAGCCCGATTGCAAAGTTTTACAAGTCGGCGACCGAGTATATTATTATTACCGAGAATTCCATTTATATTGTGTCTAGTGATATTCCTACGAGAAAGATATCCTAATCCACTTTTATGAAAAGTGGAGCAAAAAGTTTAACGAAGTAAAGAGCAAAAAGTTTAACGAAGTAAAGACTAAAGAGCAAAAAATATATTCTGCGAATTTATGAATATATTTTATTTTGTAATATGGTTAACAAAAGATTGACAGCACAACATTGGTAAATAACATGATTGATAACATACCAATTTTGTCATCAATGGTTTTAAGAAGGCGTTCTTGTTTTATCAAATTGTTAGTTAGTTCATGTAACTTACATTGATTATTACTGAAAGAAGAGAAGACTCTTCTATTATACATATTACTTCTTACAGGCATTGTTATTAGTTTACGAAACATGTTTGGTTATATGATAAAATGTATCGTAATGTGTTTATATTGGTTTTCTATACTGTTTTTTAAACCTTTATAAATAATAATATATACTATCTATAATAATGTCTAATTCTTCTTTTGGTTCAGGCTCTGTTTCATATGGGCAATTGTGGTTCGGAGGTTCTACTTTCCCTGGTTTCCTTTACAAGCGCAATTTAGGTGTCGGTGGTCGACGCAGCACAAAGATGACACCGGGTGGAAACATTACTTGTAATCAGCCTACTGATTTGTGGAACAAGTATACTCCGGGTGCCGGGGTTGGAGCGTCCTCTGTAGCATCTAGGCGCGCCAAGTTGCGCCTCGCAACATCTTGCTCTACAAGCCAAACGTGTGGCAAATTCTTTATTGAATTGGGACAAAATCAAATCAGACCTTCGCAATTCACAACCTATAACTCTAATTTCACTTATTAATTTTACTTATTAGATACTAGAATAAATAATAACCAATAATCGGTTTATTATTTATTTGACATATTTATTTTAAACATATTTATACAACATATTTAAACACTTTAGACAATAATATACTAACAAATATTTAATCAAATGTCAAGACATATTTTATACAATTTATTCCCGTTTCTCAAATCTTTGGTTAAACCTGGAACTCCAAATATATTAACACTGTTGGGCACATCTATTGTTTTAACTTATGGGCATGGTATGTTTGCTTTAGCAACTAACAAAAAAGAGAAAATACGTGTTACAAAGAAATACACATATGTTGTCAATGGCTATACTAATTTCATGATTGTCGACGACAAAGGGCGGCATTTCAATGTCAATAATAGTTTTTGGTATTGGAAATGGGATGCGATTGAGGAATGGACCAATATTGACGTTTATAATGGAACAGATAATGAAAAAGAAACTACATTGGTTGTTAGTTACTATGGTTACCGAATACCATTTTTAGGTTTGTTTCCCAATATTGTTGAGTTTCCGACACATTTAGAAAATTTTAAGAAAGAAAAGAAAGAAAAAAGAGACATTCTAAAGCACCTACATGTTTAGAGAGTAAGGCGGCGGAATGAATTGGGTCACCGGGTAATTGTTTGCTCTTAACCATCTGTCACCTCTGCCACCAGCACCGGCGCCGTTATACGCCAACTGGTAATAGGTTTGGTGTGAATATTGCGGCTTGCTCAGATTGTAGAATGAGTCGCCTTTTTGTTCAAAGTAGAATGGCGCAAAACCTCTGTTATTTTGTGTGCTAAATGAATTCGTAGCGACGCGTGAGTTGAGTCTAGTGAAGCCCATTTTTATACTATATGACTATATATTTTCTTTTTGATAATTTTTTATTTTTAAAAGAAAATAAGTATTTTATATTTCTTTTTTTCAAGAAATTATATTTTATATTTCTTTTTAAGAAAGATAAAATGTATAAGCTTCGGACGAGGATTGAACTCGCGGCCTTTCGCTTACAAAGCGAATGCTCTACCACTAAGCTACCGAAACTTTTTTAAATGATTCGTATATTATGCTATACTCCTCAAATATATATAGTTATTTCTCTTTAAGTTGTTTTTTTTATAATATATATAATTCTAAAACTCAATATTTTTTAACGCATTTATTGCATCCTGGGACAATTTCTCAGGAAACTTCACATCAAACAAAATAATCAGGTTGCCAGCATGTTCGTCTCGAGTAAAACCCATATTCGGTATCACCTTTTTGTATCCATTGGGTATAATATTACCGGCATTATTATTAATCGTATAGGTCTTTCCAGTAATATATTTCAATTCAAATGAAAAACCACACAGCGCCTCCTTAATGGTTATGGTCTTTTGTAAAATAAGGTCCAATCCTTGCCTCTGAAAATCGGTATTGTTTTCTATTTTGACAATAATCTTGACGTCGCCTTTACAATTTTCATTTACGATGTGCCCCTTATCCTTTAATACTATTAACTCCCCCTCATCCATTCCCTTTGGAACAGGAACATAAATCGTTTCATGTTCAAATACCTTGTTTCCATTTTCGATTATCCAGCGCTCAATATCAATCGGCACAGTGGTTCCTGTTAATATTTTATCAATTGGCACTATAATAGTTGCGGTAACTGGTTGCGGTTTTTGATTTTGTTGCTGGTTAATGTTTATAGGCATCCCATTGTGAAAAACACGAATATTCTGACCAAAAGGTTGACCTTGACCAAATTGAGAACCCTGACCAAAAGGATGGCCTTGACCAAACGGCGATTGACTTTGGTTCATATTTAATCCAAACAGTCCTGCTAAAATATCGTCCATTTGGCCTTGACCGAATGGTATACCTTGACCAAAAGGTATACCCTGACCAAAAGGATTACCTTGGGCAAAAGGATTACCTTGGTTTGACATCATCTTGATAAACGGGTTATTCCGCGTCATATCATACTCTCGCTTCTTATCAGCGTCACCCAATGTCTCATAAGCATCGCTTAGTTTCTGAAATCTCGCCACCGATTCAGTACTATTTCCATTTCTATCCGGGTGATGTAACAATGAGAGTCGCCGATACGACTTTTTTATTTCATCAATCGTAGCAGTTTCAGGCAATTCTAAGACTTTATAAAAATCGTCGGACATTTTCAATTAATATTATATTACAAGATAAGCTTAAATAGTTATCAACGTATATATTTATATTTAACAATTCGATGGAAACACTTTTTTTAAACAAATACCAGCCCTTTTTCTTCAAGGACTTTGAAACGGTCCCTGAAATGCTGGATATTTTGAACACATTAATAAGCATGAATAACCTCAATGTGCTATTTATTGGTGATATTGGCAGCGGCAAAACCGCGTTTCTAAATTCGGTTATTCGTGAATATTACAAAGGATTGGAACCGTCTCAATATTCCGAGAATATATTACATATTAACAGTTTGAAAGACCAAGGCATTAATTATTACCGCAACGATGTGAAAACATTTTGCCAAACTTGTTCGTATATTAAGGGCAAAAAGAAGATTATTGTTCTCGATGATATTGATTTTATTAATGAACAGAGCCAACAAGTGTTCCGTAATTGTATTGACAAATATAGCCACAATGTTCATTTTATTTCGTCATGTAGCAATTCGCAGAAAGTCATTGAGTCGCTACAATCAAGACTCATTATTATTAAAATCAAGCCGCTACAGCGCGTAAATTTGGTTAAAATTATGCGCAAGATTACCCAGTTGGAGCAAATATCAATAACAAATGATGCCGAGGATTTTATTTTGAATGTGTGTAATAACACGGCAAAAATCCTAATCAATTATTTGGAAAAATTCAAGTTGCTAAATGAGCCTATTACTTTAGAGCTTGCTACAAATGTGTGTTCAAATATTAGTTTGTCTACATTTGAAGACTATACACAGTTTCTAAAAGATGGTAAACTTGACAACGCGATTCATTTACTATACAGTATTTATGATAAAGGATATTCAGTCATGGACATTTTAGACAATTATTTTGTTTTTATAAAAATTACAAAAATGCTGTCGGAGACGCAAAAATACAATATTATTCCGTTTATTTGTAAGTATATTACGGTGTTTCATAATATTCATGAGGACGAAATAGAGTTAGCATTGTTTTCGAATAATTTACATCAAGTGATTAATGATTAAAAGAATGAAAAAAGAATGAATGAAAAAAGAATGAAAAAATGAAGGTTTTTTATAATAATTTTATATTATACAATTATTATAGATATATTCTATGCCATCACAAATATTTAAAAATCCTGTCCCCAATGAATTGTTGAAGCAACTATTTGATGAAAATGCTGTCAAGACTGAAACAGGATATATAATAAATAATTGTGCTTACAAAAAAGGGATTTTTAATAGTAGTATTCCCAAGTTTTTAGAAGAATGTCGACCCTATTACCACATTTCTAAACGCGACTATATTGATAGAAAACTGACATACAAATCATTTAATACAATTATACGGCAAATATGTAATTTCAACAAGATTACATATACGACACAAATAAAATATGATAAGTCAGTTTATGACATTGTTTATGAAATTCAAATTCCTCCAACATTAATATAAACTTAATTATACATGGTTTTAGTCATTCTGATTAGCTGTCTAAATCGCTTCCTCTCATACTCTACACCATCATATGCCGCGATCTGATAACGATTGTCCATATTCTGATGCATAAATTCGTAAGTGTTCTCGCTCATATCATAGGACAAATTATTGTAGTTAAACAGCGTATAGCTGAATTTGCCCTTGGTATTGAGAGTTAAGGCAAGAAAGTCGGCAACATCGGCTGATGAATTGGCGCAAAACATAAATGGTTGGAAATTACTCTTATTTTTACCCTTTTTACTAAAAATGTCGTCGCGCTTACCGTTTATAACATATACATTGGATACCTCATTGTAGCTGATGAAAACGCGAGTGTCAATTGTTTCATAATCATCTAGGATGTCGCGCTCTTCAATACAGACAACCAAGCAACTATCTTGCTCGGATTCCTCGTTTAAATAAATGGTGTCTAAGTTGGTATCTAGGGTTTCGCAGGTCATTGTATAATATATATATTTAACATGGTATGCGTTTAAATCATTTTCATAATTATTCTATTCTTTTTTTTAAAATGAATAATGAATAATGAATAATGAATAATTAATCATCTTTATAATATGTAATTTCAGTATTTGATTTACTGCTCATATAATACAATCTCCCGCATAATATTTCATATTCCTTGAATAAATGCGTATTTAAATTATATACATATCTATTCGCACTTGTGGGCGAACATAATTCAAAATTATGCTTATCTATTTGGATTATTTGTAATAATTCAAAAACAACCGACGTTTTCAAATAATAGAAATTAATATTCACTATTTTTTGGAATGGATTTGGGTCTAATTCGCTTTTCCATAAAACAATTAATACATTTTGGATTTTTTCATGGGCGTCATTTTTATCTTTTTTATTTTTTTCAAAAAAACCAATAATTCGGTCTGTAAAATCCACCTTGTATAAATGTGTTATGTAATTGTGTATATCGTATTTTGTCCTGATTATATTTACCATGTTAAGTATATTTAATGGCACTGGATTTAACAATACCATTATTATTTTTATTTTTATATAAGAAGATTTTTATATAAAATATTATTTTTTTAACTTTAGTAATAATAATATTTTAAAAAGCAAACTGTGCTACATTGTTGCCAATATACAGCGGTTTCGGTCCATAAACAGGCAATGTAGTAGAACTCGGGACCTGCCAAAATGATACCCAATCGGATGTATTTTCCTTACTATTTGCGTCTTCATCTAGTGCCTCGATTATACTGACTTTATTTTCATTATTATAGGGCGCGATTGCTAAAACAAAATATTTTGCTAAAATAAATTTACCTTGAAAAATCTGTTCATTGTTTAATCTTGCGAACCACTCATAATTGCGGCGCTTCAATATCGACGCCGCGGGTATCCATATGCCATACATACCATCGTGTAATTTGATATAATCTTCTCCTAATAAATCATCCACTAACACTGGCTTGTTGTCCATTGTTTTTACACCAAGGTCCGTTCCAGGTATCATATTAATGCTCTTATTATTTACGTTTTTATTTGCCCACTTATCGAAATTGCCTAGGAACTCGATTTGTGCCGTATAATCGCCGGAAATCAGACGCTGCATATGATCAATAAACTCCTTCAGCTTCGGAGTGTTCTTTTTTGCGCCAATAAAGGATGTATCCGGATAAAATCGGTTATTTGTTGCGCTAATATTTGTATTCACATTTTCACAGACAAACATCTTATTTATTCCCTTATTGTCATTCGTTGAACTTATTCCTCGGTCATACATATCGATTAAATCCTTGAAACACAGGAATGAAATCGGCACCGACATGCCGCCATAATTGTATATCAGTTTTGCCATTGCGAGTTGCCTGACATTGGAGACAATCGGGTCGCCAATAATGCTTAAATCTATGTTCCAACCCGGTATCAATTTGGCAAACGAATTGTCGTCTACGATACAAATGGTGAATGATTCGTCGCAGTGTTTAATGACGCTTCGCACGCATAAGTTAAGATAAGGCTGATTTAAGTTGTATGAACTCCTAGACCCGAAGCTTAACCAGTCGCGCGAATTATATTCGTATGGCGTATAAATCCACATAATTGGTTTTTTACTCTTGGCTAAAGATGATTCGGATAATAAATATTGTTTTACGTCCTTGTAATTGTCATGTTCGCCATTTCTAGCCTGTTTTTCTAGATACTTCTGAAAAAGTATTCCAAAAGCAACAAGAAATACAAAGGCCAATAAATAACTAGTGGTTATTGTTGATAACATATATTTATATATTGAATATATTTTATTTTATGAGTATGAGTATGATTTTATTTTATGATTCAAGGTTTATTTGTTGTAACCTGCTTTAAATTCCTCGTATCCGTTCTTCGCAATGAATTCCATATTTCGCATTACACAAGCATAAGACGACCCTGAGTGTCCGCCATTAACTGGGTCCTTCATCAGTTCTTTGTTCAGTCGGTCTAGTTCAAGAACGTCTCTAGTAAACATAAAACCTTTATCTTCTTCAGGTTCATATTTTCGAAGCCAGTCCCACAATTTGCAACGAGTGACCGCTTTGTGTGCGCTCTTTAAATACGGCCTGCTCCATTCACTGACAAACTCAAATTCACCATCGCCAAAATATTCGGAATCCATATTATTGGTATTGGTATTGGTATTGGTATTTAATAAAGGATTGGATAACATGTTTGTAGTCATTTTATATTAATACTATTATGGTCATTGTCTTTAAGTAGGTTTACAATATATTATATTTGGAGGCTTAAAGAACCGTCGCAACAAGTTGCTTATAAAAGTTGTTTAATATCGCCCCAAAATGACCTTTGTTTTGCCTTTGCCTTCTCCGCTTCTTTCGCATATTTGTATGCCAGTGCTGCCGATTCTTGGTCTAAATTGTTCTTGTTCTGATGTAAAATACGTTCTGCCTCTGTTTTAGATATTGGTGTTACATCTACTCGGTCTCGATTGGTCTTATATTCATTCACGTTTCTATATTTTGGTATTTTTTCATAATCATCTTGTGTAACTGGAATAATTGTTTCAATATGTGCCTGCCTTAAGTCAGTGAAACCTAGACCACATGATGACCCGCTAAAATTGCTCGATTGGTCTCCAAGGAGCGAACCTCCGCCACTAAATGCCGCGTAAGTGTCGCTTATACCATTGTATACAGTTAGCGACTGTATTTGCTTCTTTTGTAGCTCAAAGGCCTCATTCATGTTGGCCTGGGTGACATTGTCATTGTTTCCGTAAAGACCTTCATCGGATTTTAACCAGTCGCCATATCCTTTGTTAGTATCATCGTCTTCTATTCTATGTTTTTCAAACTTTTCATTAAACCAACTATTGAAGTTCCGTGGGTCCTTTAATTCTTTTTTGGTTTCAAACATTGTATCCAATACGGTCTTATTGCTGTCTTCAAAATAGTCCTTTTTAAGGTCTCTCTCCGTCTTCTTATCAGATTTATTTTGAAACTCATAGATACTAAACAGTCGTTTATAAGCTTTTGAAAAAAAGAGAAAATATTTGGAATCCAATTGTGATTTATCGGGATGCATTTTTAAGACGATTTGTTTTGCTGTCTTTAAAGAGGGTTCATCTAGATATGAATGACCATTTTGAGAAGGAATATTGAACAAATTATACAGGTCATTTAATGTGTAATTGTCTATGTTCAAGTCGAGTTCTGACAATGTGGTTTTATGGAAGCTTATATTTTTACTTTGATTATAACTTGGATTATTCATTTGATTTTGATTATGGTTACCTTGGGTTGGCGTTTCGTGTATTTTTATTCCTGCCTTTGGGCATACTGTTGAGCCATTTTTTTTATTCATCTTGTATAGTTTATATACAAAATAAATCTAAATTATTTTTTTCTATATTTACTTCTTTATATTTACTTTCTATATTTACTTTCTATATTTACTTTTTATAAAGTTTTATAGTCCACAGTGGCAATGTCCGTCATCAAAATAAATCCGATATACAACTGGTAAAGGGAGGGGGTATATCGGCTCCATATTTCGCGGCTCCTTTGCCGTGTTATTAAACACAAATTCTCTTATTGATGTCATGCTAGAAAATGGTATAGGAATTAACTGGTCTATCTTTTTATGATGGCAATTGTGATTATGTGTCTTATTTTTATTTAAGTCGTCGCTTGTATTGTTATTGTTATTTTTATTTAAAGAGCTATCAATATATAGACCCTTTATATGATTACAGCCAAAATGGTGCGACACACGATTAAATAAATCGAATACCTTCTCATCCTTATACATGAATATAAACGTGCTGTAGCCACACAGCTTGGTAATTTCAAAAATATACATGCGGCCTGGTGTTTCTATAATATATTCATTTAGTTTTCCATGAAACGCAGACGAGGATAGAATACTATTGTCGGACATTTTATTAAGCTTACTTAGAAAAAAGTCTTTAAATTATATTACAATATATATTGTCCAGTAAAAAAGAACTTTTAAACTTTATTAATTAATTATAAACTTATAATAAAACACTATTTTAAAACATTATATACAAATTTTTATATTCCACCACCACCTGAAGCAAGACCACCACCTGAAGCAAGACCAATATTCCCGCTATTTTGTTTTTCTTCAAACTTAATATATCTAACCTGATATTTGACACTATTTGGCGGCGAATCCATATTTTCATACACAGGTAATATGAGGTATCTACTGCCTTTATCCGTTGAAGAAATCGAGCGACTAGGTGGTATGCTCTTTGCCTTCTCCACAGTAATTCTATCTTCTTTTGTAAGGTCGTCGACTGTCTGACCAGGCTTAACTAATTTTGATGTAACTGAGTATTCTTCGCAGATATGTATAACACTCTTTTTGGTAGAGCGAACCTTTCCATCCATTTCTCTTTCTTTTGTAACAAGAAACTCCTTGGCTTTCTCAAATGTAGCAAACAGTATCGGATGAACCACATAGTCGTATGGTTTGTCGCAAGTTTTAAACTCGGTTTTGTCTATCACAGTAGATTGTCCATTTTGCTCCTTCTGAAACGCAAGCTCGGCAAGATTTTTTGATTTTTTCTCCCATTCAATAGCAATGTCATTGAATTCCTCTATTGTAAAAACAACAGGCTTTTTATAGTTATCAAAGCCCTTCATATTTCCCTTCATCCTACCAGCTATTTGTGATGCCTCATTTTTATTTGAATAATGAGAAAGAATTGCATAGTCTAATATAAACTCATTTGAATTAATTGTAATACCTCGACCAATACAAATGTATCCGGTAATTGCCACAGCAAATCTATGTAAATTATGTGATCTATATAATGTTATGATTTTGTTATTAAATTCGTCGTCCTTTGTGTATCTAAAAACCTCCAGTGTTTGCGGCAAAGTGATTACAATACCATTTCCATTTACACATATAACAGCCATCCCTTTGGCAACGCATATATTTTTAATAGCTTCGTGACTGCGTTTCTTTGAAACACCTGGTATAAACCATTTCGTCCCAGCTTTAACCTCTCCAGGAACAACAATGCTTAATACATGTTCGGTAAACTCAGTAACACTACAATCTTTTTCGATAATTCTAATATCATTATCTTCCCAGCCATGGTATCGACCATCTGTAGTATTTTCAATTGGTAAAACATTCATATATTCATACTTTTGGAAAAGGGGTTGTGGAGTGGCGGTTATTAATTTAACATTTACATTTGTATGTCTATCCACAATCGGTCTCAGTGTGTTATCTATGAACTTAATAAACTTATCGGCCTCGTCCAGCCAAATATTAAAATGAAATTTGTCCCCAGTAAAAGGATTAGTATTTATGTCATTTATTAGCTGATAAATATCATCCATTCTTTTTCCGTTTGTGCAACATATGATATTCCTTACTCTTTTTACAATGATGGCTTGAAAAACGGATGCGGTGTCGTGGTATTCTGTTCTTTCGTGAGATGACAGCTCTATATATGCGTGTCCGTCGTGTATGTATTCCTTCAAATCATTCTCAACTCTTACACTAGTTTGCTTTGTAAGCAATAGATTGTTGTCACACAATATAAAGTTCACGATTTCCTTGTCAGGTATCGGCTCTGTTATATCATTTATAATTTTTTGTATCATTATAAAAGTTTTTCCTGATTGTTCAGGCTTGCATATAAGTTGAAAATTCAACCATTTATCTACGTCAGTAACTGGTATATATTCGGACATTTTTTATAAAGTTAAAACTTAACGGGGTAATAAAATTAATACAGTGAATATATGTAAATAAAATGTTCAATTTTTTAAATAAAAAACACTATTTTTATTAATTAATTATAAACTTTTACAAAATAACACACTATTTTAAAACATTATATACATTATACATTATACATTATATACATTATACACTTAATTCAATACACTAAAATCCATATTTGATAGAAGCATCCCCACAACATAACAATGTCCAAACGGAACACTTAAGTCCTTAACCTTATCCTTTACCAGTTCCTCTGTCAACTCCAAACATGTCACACTCTTATCTTCATTACGAGGACCATCAAAGTCATAGATAGTAATATTTTGTCCTCTATCTAAGACACTCTTCCAATACTTGACCCTCTCTCTGTCCTTAATCAAATCATAATATTCCTTCACATACACATCCTTTCTACTAGTAACATAATCCATATCTCCTCTATCCTCATATCCTTCAAAACGAGCACATAATACCTTCTTACCTTTTCCCTTAGGATATCTCCTCTTAGGCGCCATTTGAGCCTTCCACCAGTCCTTACATACTTTCTCATCTATACCTTCAAATATCTTTCCTGATTGCCATCTACTCTCAAAATTCCAATAACCCTTATATCCACCCTCAATCGGTGTCATAGGGCTAAAATCTCTTCTATCTAAACTTAACTTTGCCTGGGCACTCGTGACATTTAAGTTAAGCGATGCGGGGTCTAACTTAACGCCGCGTGACCCTCTTAAGTTCATAGAAGCAAGATAAACTTTACCTCTTTTTACTTCTTTATCAATCAAATTACTCATTTTTATAAAATATATTTTGTTTTGTCTAAAATTATACATTTATATTACAAGTAAAAAAATAAGTCAATTTTTTTATTGAGAAAAAATAAAAAAAGGGTTATACCCCTTCTTTTATTTTCTTATTTATTTTTGTTTTTTATTTATTTTTTATAATGTTAATAATGTTAATATTTATTTTTTATTTATGTTTTCTTATTTATGTTTTCTTATTTATGTTTTCTTATTTATGTTTTCTATTTATTTTTTATAATGTTAATAATGTTTCTTTTTTGTTTTTTCTTTTGATAATGATAATGATAATGATAATGATAATGATATAATAATGATAATGATGTTTATGCGTCCTCGTATTCCAAATCAAAATTCTCAACACTACACGAATTGTCTAGGATATCCGTTGTATTTGACTCCAATTCACAGTCTGTAAATTGACAATCCTTGAAAGTAACGTTCTCTAGGGTGACAGACTTGAAGTCGCATTCGTGGAAATGGACTTGTTCAAATTGGAAGTTTCTAAGCGTGCATCTGCCGAATCTTGCGCGTCTAATGGTGACATTGGAGACGCATTGGTCCGTGATCCAGGCATCGGCAAAGTTGACGTATGAATATCTAGGAATGGCACCGCCTCTGAAGTCTATAGTCCACTCGTCAACCTCTTCACGAGGTTCTCTTCCAAGCATATCGATGTATCTGTCGATGTGTTTGTCGGTCATATCGCGCAACAGAATTTCTGAGTCTGATTCTTCGTCTTCTAAGCTTGCGACTGAGTCTTCATCTTCTGCTTCAGAGTCTTCGTCTTCTGCTTCAGAGTCTTCGTCTTCTGCTTCAGAGTCCTCGTCTTCTTCTTCGCTGTAGACAACCATTTCTGCGAGAGAACCTGTGATAGGCACTGGACTTTCGAATATAGTGTTTACTGGTTCCCTATCCAAGAAGTCGAAATTCATCGGAGGATAGGCGATAGCTAAGCAGTCATTCATTTTGGCAAACTCTCTGTCGGGATTCAATATTTGGACGCTTAAGCAATCAAACACTTTTTCGAAGTAGTCCCAACTGGAGCCATGGCGTCTGAAACGGCCAACCGCATACATCGTGAGTTGGTATAGGTGTTCGCGAACTTCGAACAGTTCAAAGTGTGCCTGTAGTCGGTCGATTCCACTGAGTTTGTATACGCCATCGAAGCACTCGAGCTCAGTCCATACAGCACCGTGAATGTCAAACCATCTAGCAATGGTTCTAATGATGATCTCTTGTAATACTTGAATACTGGTGTAGTTGGTGAATTGATTATAATTAATTAGAGTTAATTCGGACATTTTGTTAAGTTAGTTGAAGTTGTTTTGAAATTGATTTGAAATTGTAAAGTTTGAAACTGAATAATTTATAAAATATATACCTTTGTTTTTTCAATAAAAAATATTTCAATTTTTTATTGAAGTATTTTTTAAAAAATGTTGTTAAAAAAAAACAAAAAATGTGTGTTTTACACACATTTTAGTTTATTTAAATTAAGTTAATTTGTATAAATATAATAAAATATAGGTTTTTTATAGTGGTTTTTTATAGTGGTTTTTTATAGTGTTTTTTATAGTGGTTTTTTATAGTTGTTATAGTTTTTATAGTTTTTATAGTTTTTTATAGTGTTTTTTATAGTGTTTTTTTATAATAATAATAATAATAATAATAATAATAATAATAATAATAATAATAATAATAATAATGGCTTACTCAGACTCATGATATTTAGACATGTCAATCGAATCGTACATTTCGGAATAGATGCTATAGTTCTTCATCTTATGGTATTGCCATAAACTACATACTTTACAGTTGGCCTCTCGAAAACAAGGATACCGGTATTCTTCACAGGATTCCCAGCATCTTTCGTTACAATATTGGTGATTTCTTGCGTCAAATGTAGCACGTTCTATGTAGTCGCCACACGAATGACAGGTTGACTGATACTCAATCGCCTCTTTAATCGTAAGGTCATGCGTTTCGGCGTATAGAGCTAATTCTTCGCGTTGTTCTTCGGAATACGAGAAATACAATTTATTGTCGTCCAATACTGATTCTACTTCTGCTACTGCTTCGACTACTGCTTCGACTTGTTCTTCTGCATCTTCTCCAAAGTATCCGCCATCGTTTCCGCCATAGCCACCGTTCCTTTCGTTATAGCTGTCACGACGTTCGTTATAGATACACATTTTACACGCGATATCATTATTTTCGTAAAAACAGTTATGGGTCTCCTCATATGATTGTTCACACACATCGGAGCAAAACTCGTTACAAGTGTCTTCGGGCTGATTGCCGCAACAATGGCACGCTTGACCATAAATGAATACGTCGTCAACTGTAAAGAAGTATTTTTTTCGGAACTGGAGAAATCTGTCGTAATCGTCATTGTCAAAATTCGTGCCGTTTAATTCATTGAATTTGTCTGCGACTGTTTTTTCTACTAATTCGTTTGAGCTTTCCTCTACTGGGTTCATTCGTAAGTAATCTTCAAATTGCTTCTCTTGGTAAGCTTCGCCTTCTAAAGACTGTCTAGTATCTTGATTGGAACTCATGTTAATTCGTCTAATAAGTTTAATAAGGTTTATAATTTTAAATCACAGGATATATATAAATATTTTACCTTTTTTTATAAAACTTAAAATAATTTCAATTTTTTTATTTTTTATTTTTTATTTTTTTTGTGTTTTTTATTTTTTTGGTTTATTTTTGTATTATTTATTCAAGTTTTTTATAAAAAAATTGAATTGCTTTGGTATCTAATTATTCAATGTATAAATTATAATAACCTTTCCACTTTTTAAAAAACAGAACACTTTAAAATCAGAACACTTAATAAAATGTCTAATAGTAACGATAGTAGTAGTAACGATACCGTATTTCAAGTCCCCAAAATAGCAAGTAATTGCCTTGAATTTGACGATGGTTATACATTGAAATACGGCAGCAATACCGATATTGGCGGTAACTTATATAACCAAGACGCATGTCGCGTAGTCCATTTTAGGTCGGAAACATTCAATAAATCAGGTTCCGCATTCTGTATTGCCGACGGTCATGGCAAAGAAGGCGAATTAGCAGCAAAGGTCAGCACTAAACGTTTGGAAGAATTAATAAAAGAAGGCGTAGATGAATTGGTCGAAAATCCGGTTGCCTTTTTAGAGTTCGCATTCAAGGACATTCAAGAAGAAATCAAGAGTAAACTGATTGAAAAATTAACACAAGCAGAATATGAAGTTGAAATGAGTGAGAGAGGCGATGTAACGGCTCGCAGGTTTGCTAGCCAAAATTTTACTGTTGTAAAATGCGGAACTACATTCAGTGTCATTGTATTCTTGGATAAAAAGCTGTATATCGCAAATGTTGGAGATAGCACTGGAATATTATATTCGGACAAGCCGGTGTTTACTAAGACTGCGACTGCGACTGAGACTGCTTCTGCGACTTTAGAGAATTATATCGAGTTAACAGGCGACCATTCACCCGAAAATCCTTTAGAATACAAAAGAATGCGCGACTTTAAATGCTGCGAAGAGAACCCATTGCTTGCCGAATTAAAGTGTATTTACGACAATCAATGCGAACAAAATAAATATAATTGTACAGATGTATTTAATATTTCGGAGACAGGCGAGCCTACTGTAAGGCCTGTTGACAGCTCATTTACGTTTTATAATAAGAATGTCCGAGGAGAAAAAGCGACATATGTTACGGATAGACACGGTATCAATGCGCTGTCAGCTACACGTGCCCTTGGAGATTTTGGGTTAAATGCGCAAGGGGTTAGCTGTAATCCTGAAATTAAGACTATCGATTTGGAAGCAATCTTTACACAAATCAAAGACATGGCTATAGAAGAGACATCTATACAAGAGACTTCTATTCTTTGTTTCGTATTGTGTAGCGATGGCGTATGGGATAATTGGATATATGATCATGTTGGTAAGTTTGTATTTGATAAGAGTTGTATTTCGGCAATTGAGAAAGATAAAGAGAACGGGGCGCAACGTGTTACAAATTCGTTTATGGCAAGAAATCGAATGTTTGCTAAGAAAAATTTCGGAAATAATTCAGACAACGCAACGGGTATTGTCGTGTATATTGAAAAAAGATAAAAATGTTTTATAACTTTGTATTGTATAGTATTGTATTGTTTATATATTGTATTGTTTATGTATTGTATTGTATTGTATTTTATAATCTTGTAATAATTGTTATAAGGTCATTTTATTGAGCGATTGTTTAAAGAAAAAATATGCATCTATGTGCATATTTTATTTCTTTTTCTTATTTATTTTTGTTTTTTATATTTATAGTGTTTTTTATAATGATAATAATATTTTTATAGTATTTTTATAGTGTTTTTTATAGTGTTTTTTATAGTGTTTTTTATAGTGATAATAATATTTTTTATAGTGTTTTTTATAGTGTTTTTTATAATGATAATAATGATAATAATGATAATAATATTTTTATAGTGTTTTTATAGTGTTTTTTTATAATGATAATAATAATGATAATAATGATGATAATAATAATAAGATTTACTTTACATGAAATATTGAGATAGATCTACCAACGACGTAAACAAGACATTTGACATACAGATTTCCTCGAACATGCGGATTGCCGACACAATTGGTTTGACGCCTTGACCACTTTCCCTAAGAGCTACGCGACTTTTCACGTTTGCTTCGTGAGGAGAATTACAGATTTTACACGTAGCTTGTTCATAGTGGTCATCATAGTCGGTGCCATTCCAAACATTTGTACAGTGACATCCACAGTCTTCAGAATATTCAACATGTCTGCGACAGCAAAACGCCAATGTTTCCTCGGCATCCCAACCTGACGGTGACATTCTTTGAATACAATCATAAAAGTGGCACTTGGATTTGTAATGATATGCGTCGAATATAGTGAACTCGGCTAACTCAGCATAATCAACCAAAACATCAAAGTGGGGTTTTCTAAGATGCTGTATGTCACGTCTTACCAGCAAGTGTTCTTCAAGCGGCATCTGTACTCTTTCTTCCGTCTTGAAATTACAGTCGAAACACAAACGAACACCTGTGTCAAAGTTGTAGTAGGTCGGGTCTTTCGTAATCGTCTCACATTCGTCGCATTGTTTGACCTTGGGATAGCAGTCGCGGCATATAATTCTCATCCTGCCGGCATCAGACATTACATTGGTGTAGTTGTATTCATTACACATAAAACAAGGGGCTTGGTTTTTCAAGTAATGGTCTGCCTCTTCTTCAGTAGCATATGGATAGTCCTCCGGGTTCAAAATGTAATCAATGCGGTACACACATTCCTCGAGTTGTCTTATTAGGTATTTTGTGGCGACTTCGTCTTTTGATGCGAATAAAGAGATGTTGAATTTGTTCGGGTTGTCTTGAACTGGGCTAAGCGCGTACCAAAACCGGTTGTTGTGTTGCGAAACAATATACATGTTGGGTAGGTCCTGAACTGTGTCCTCTTGTTCGCGAGTAGCTTCAGCGAGCACTTCTTTTGCTTCGTCGTATGACTCACAGTAAATGAATTGTTCGTCTAACTTAAACGCGTCTTCAGGAATCATAGAGCCCTCTTGGGATGTAAGTTGTTCGTCCAAGTACTCGTAAAGCTCTTCCACAGTGCCTGGCAACTGGAACAGGTCTTCTTCATTGTCTTCGTCCTCTTGTCTGTCACAATACTCGCGAAATAAGGATGTCTCATCTTCAAACCCGGTTTTAGGATCCCAGTCGTAAGACCTGGAATTTTCGCCGTTGCTAGTGATTGGTGTGACATGGTTCGCCCAAAGTTTATTCGCGGCTCTTTGGAGCCAATCGTAGTCTTGGTCAGCATGAGACATGCTGTATCGTTCTCTTTGTTCGGCAGCCTTTTCTTCACGTTCTCGTTGTCGTTCTTCCATCTCTTCTTCGTATTCTATCCGGCTTAGGCGTTCTCGTTCTTCACGTTCTTCTCTGATGCGTCTGCGTTCGGATTCGGGTACACTAAGGCGTTCTTGTTCTAGGCGGGCTTGTTCTTTGCGTCTTTTCTCGAGACTTTCTCGTTCCCGTATCTCTTGGGCGGTAATTCGTTTTGGTATGTTAACAAAGTCCCAAACGCAAATACAGCAATAGCGACCATCGCACCAAACCCCAGTACGATAGTCTTTCCAGTACCCGGTCGAACCGTCGTCCCAGTACCCGGTCGAACCGTCGTCAATCTCGTATTCACATTTGTCGCAACAGATTCCGTGGTCAATGACTCCAACACTGGTATTGCTGTTAATCATATCGTTAATGTCTGACATTTTGTAGAGTAATCTTAATCTTAATCTTAATAGTAAATAATAATAGTTTAAAACTGTGTATATTTGAAAATAATATAACAAAATCCTTGTAAATAAAAATAAATTCAATTTTTTATTTTTTTGAAAAAATAAAAAAAAATGAAATTGCGAAAAATAAAAATTGAAATAAATTGTTAAGTTGAATGTTTTTCTTTAAGTTGTTTTACAATATATATTGAGTCGGTCTTTAAGTTGTTTTACAATATATATTATTTGGTGCCACCTTTTGAAAGGTGGTCTTTAAGTTGTTTTACAATATATATTATTTGGCGCCACCTTTTGAAAGGTGGTTTTACAATATATATCCAACGAATTAACGACGACGATTCGATTTTCTTCTCCTTGATTTTCTTCGTTTTGTTTTTCTTCGCTTTGATTTGCCCTGAGCCATACTTTCACCTGAACTTGCTCGTTCAACAGTAATACTGCACTCAGGCATATCAAAATCACCTTTCTCACACGCGTATGAAAAACCTCTTATTTTTACCTTAATATTTCCGTTTAATGTATGATACCTATTAGTATGTGAAAACGTATCTTTAAAGTTTGTAAATGGGAATTTTCCGTCTGTCAATGTATATTCTTGGCCTATTGGAAAATCATCACTCTCGATATATCCTCGCTCTCCATCAATCCCTATACTTCTAAAAGTATAGGGGTAAAAATTGTTTACAAGTTGCAAATCGGTCATATATATATAAAAATAAAAATAAATATAAAAAATGGTAAAATAAAAGATATTAAAAATATTATATTATATTATAAAATATTATAAAAAAAATGACAACAAAACATAACTTTGAAGATATTGACGACATGTCGGACTTTTTTCTAGCATTAAAAGACAGCCAACTCGTATTGCTTGAAAATAAAAAAAGAAAAAAAGTTTTGGACACAGAACATCTTGTAAAAATAAATGATAACAAAACAGAGCAAGGTTTTTTGCCTTTAACAAATGAGGCTTCATATTCATATGACGCGCTTTTAAATCACTTGACGGCGATGATAGGCGGCGACATGGATACTCAGACAAAATTCTCTATAACGCCTGCGCAGGTTTCTCGATTTGGTGTAAAAAAGACCGTCTTTGCCAATTTCCCCGAAATATGCGCATCTTTCAATCGCGACAAGACCCATGTTAACAATTATTTAATGTCAGAGTTGGGAACAACAACGTCCGAAGACGCAAAAGGTCGTTTATTGCTTAAAGGAAAATACAATCAGAAAAACATTCATAAAATCTTGGAAAAATATATTTTAACATATGTTCAGTGTAGTATGTGTAAGTCTTTAAATACGGAGGTTAGCAAAAACGCGGCAAATCGATTGTATTTTCTTGAATGTATAAATTGCGGGTGTAGTAAATCGGTTGCGTCCGTAATTAAAAGTTTTCATGCTACGACAAGACAAGACCGTATTGAATCTCGTAAATAAATGAAGAAAAAAATATGTGCCAAACGTAGCTACTCACACATATCATTGCCGCAACAAATATAAATTGCGGTTGCCATTTTATAATAAGTGCCCCACAACATCGCACATTATCGTCGCAAACACTTCATTGCGTTACCAAAGAGTTTATTATACGCCACACCCATAGACTCAAATAGTTCCTATTGGTATTGTCTATTAAAATTTATTAATTTGCTCCATCCCCATTTTGTCACCATCCCCATTTGTCACCATTTTGGAATTGCTTTGTTATAAATGATTCGTTTTTCATGAATTACTTGTTTTTTCATTAATTACTCAACGTTTTAACGCAATATTATTTGTCAACCGTTTTGGAAATTTATACACAATTTATGACCTACTCTTCCCACGCAAGTCTTGTAATATAACCGTTGGAAAGTATACACTCCGTTCGCAAACAGAATGTAGTTATTTCGCCCATTTTGTCCCCATCCCATTGTCCCCTGATATGTGCCCCATATTTTTTCAATACATTGAATTCGTATGCCCTCGCGTCCGATAACAATACGCTCAATGTATTGAACTCATCGCACATATCCGTCACACCCAGCCAAACTTGTTTTTTTGGTGCGTCCGTAGTTTATTTTTTTATATGTTTTTTTTATAGTTTATATGTTTTTTATGTATTTTATAGTTTATATTATATTTTTTGTTTAATTGCCTTAGTTATGATGTGAATAAGCATGAATAATGATATTATCATCATGAAGCTAGCACAAACAGACGCATCGTCTTTGCTTCCTCTGCTGCTTTTACTGCTGCTTTTAGCCCAAGATTCGCCACAAGCGCGGCCAATTGCGATACTTCTGCCGGTCTTTGTATACGATGCGAAACCTCTAGCCATTTTATTGTATATGATTGTTCTTATATTTGATAGTATAGGATATGATAGTATTTTTATAAATTATTTTTTCTGTATTTTGGAAATTCAATTTTTTATTTTTTTATTTTATTTTATTTTATTTTTTATTTTTTTATTTTATTTTATTTTTTATTTTTTATTTTTTTATTTTATTTTTAAAAATATAAGTTATCTGAATAGTCGTTCTTTTAAAAGAGACCTTACCTGGTTGCGCTGGTCTAGCGTCTGTGGACTAGGAACCTGACCCTTCTTAAAGTGATGCGCCCAGGGGTCCATTAGCATCTTTCCAGTCCATCTTACTGTGCCACAAGCGTGTCCATCTCGTTGGTCGTGTGCGAATTGGATGTACTCGAAAATATCCGCTGAACTTAACTCGGGAAACAATTTGTGAAGAATGATTGCCGTGTAACCGCCTGTCCTGCCGTGACCTCCAGCGCAGTGTAAGTAGACATGTTCGCCTCGCTTGATACGCTTAACGACTTCTACGGAAACCTCTTCAAGGTCATCGTCTGAGCCAACGCCCATATCCATAATTTTCTTGTGAATGAATCGGCCTACAAGAATGTTTGGATTGTTTTCAGCATACGCTTCATAAAAATCTCCATGTTTGTCTCTTGAACCATATTCGTCGTTCAGGCAGACAAATGTGTTACATCCAGCATCGAATAATTTTTTCAAATATCCTTTACGTGACTCGGGGTAGGAGCCGACGCAAAGAGAACCGAATTCACTGACCGTCTTCGGAATAATCCAATTGCTTTCGTATGTCGGACCATTAAGCGGATGCGAATTGTGGCCAGCTCTTGGTTTAAACTTTTCCTGGGTGATCCAGCCCCTGGACTCCTCTAGGTGGACGAGTGTTTCTATTCTTGCTTCTGTTTTTGTTTCTTCTGCTGCTACTGATGTAATTGCTGCTTCTGATGATTCCATTTTAGACATACTCGCTTCAATGAATTCCATTTTTTGTAATATAAATTAGTAAATATAGTATTTAAAATATCGCGTTTAGAATAATAATATACTTTTGTTTTGATTGAGGAAAATAAATTCAATTTTTAAAATTTTTTATTTTTAAAATTTTTTTAAAAAAAATATGTTATTATATAAACAATGCCTAGACATTTAAGTAAATATTACGAAGATATTACAAATTTAGACAATTTTAAATATCAACCTGATAACAAAACAATTCGGATGGATAAAAAAAATGCGTTTGTAAAGTATATTAGAGATAATAATTTGATATACACTGAAGTTTGGGATAATGTTCCAGTTGGTTCACCTTATATACATATAAATTTTGGACCGGCTAATAAGAAATTAGTTTGTCCTGAAGAATTCCCTCAAACAAAGGAAGATACGAGATGGTTAGAATCTGATGGTTATGACGAAGATGGATTTATCATGTTAAACACATCATCTAGCGGGTCATATGCTAGGGGTCTTAAATCAATAAGTAAGAAAGCAAGAAAATCTAGAGGTAGAAAATCTAGAGGTAGAAAATCTAGAAGTAATAAATCTAGAGGTAGAAAATCTAAGAGAAGATATTAGTTGTTGAAAATATATATTATTTTAGTAGAATAATATATAATATAAAAGCATGAGTTTTCAAGAAATTAGAGATGCAATTATAGGAAATAAAATAAAAGCCGTAAAAGACTTAATAAAAGCTCATCCTGGAATCGTGAATATTGAAAATGAACCAGCACGTGAAACACCTTTGTATATGGCTTCCTATTTAGGACATCTAGATATTGTTGAACTTTTGGTTGAGAGTGGCGCGCATATCAATCATAAAGACGCAAGAGGAGGTTGGACTGCGTTAAATTTAGCGGCTTCTCAAGGTCATCATCATATTGTTGAATACTTGATTATTGAAGGAGCAAATTTAAATGAAAAAAACAATGTGGGAAATACACCATTAATGCTTGCGTGTCTTCTTAATGACGGTAATAATTATTTGTACATAATTGGGTTGCTTTTAGATGAAGGTGTTGATATAAGTGTAGAAAATAATGAAGGACATAACGCAATGTATAACGCAGAAAGGAATGGAGATCCATTTGTTATTCAATTATTAACAAATATCGAAGATGCTCGAGCAAACCGGTTTACACTTGAGATTGTCCCAGTAAATAAAAGTCGAATCCCTGAGACGGCAGAAGATGTTATAAATGCGGAAGAGCTAAATATTACAGATTTTTTGGCAGAAACTACTCAAAACAAGATCATCAAAGTAGGAAATTTTTTTTATACATTAAATACTAAAGACATTCGAAAACATTATTTAAGACAAAAACACAATAATAACTATGTATATTATCCTTGTAGACAAACATGGCCAAGTCGTCTGATTATAAATAAAGAGGATGTTTACTATGATAAACCGCTTTTTTCGGCAAGTTACATTGTGGGTGTTTTGTCGGACTTTGTTTTATTAGATGAAGTACAAGCAATGGTAGAATCTAAAAATCAGTATTTTGAAATATTTACGAATGAATTTGAAGATATTATTGCGACTGCTTCGGGACAAATGTTTTCGATACATGCGAATGCGGCTAGCGCCAATCACTGCCAACCAGGTAAAGAGGCAAAAATATTCAAAATGAGAATGATAAACATTGTGGAGGATTCGGTGGAGGCATCTATCGTAAAATCATTGTCGAAGTCTTTATCGGAAGAAGTGGGCGAAAGTAAAGCAGAAGGAGAAGGAAAAAGACGTAGACGACGTATAAGCGTAAGAAAAGGCAAAAGCAAAAAAAGTATTAGAAGACGTAGCAGTATAAAACGTAGCACAAGAAGACGTAGCAGTATAAAACGTAGCACAAAGAAAAGGAATGTAAAGAAGAGAAGTAATAAAAGGCAAATTTACTAATTTATTTTGTAGTCAGGATAAACGTGAAACAACAGCAGGACAATTGGCAGCCGTTATAGAAGCACTCGGAGCAATGTTCTTTCATACATTCGCTTGGAACGCATTCACGTGACACACAATAATTTAATAATTTGATTTCTAAGCATTCGCTACAGACGTCGCAGCAATAGAATTGTTTACGCTGGTGAAGCAAATCGGTCTTCATATTCGGTGCTTGGAATGAACTGTGAAAGAACCACCATTTGAAGCAGTTATCGGAACAGCAACAGCCACCTTCTTCTTTTATTTCATTTATTTCCTTTTTATTAGATTCCTTTGTATTAGGTTCCTTTGTATTAGGTTCCGTATACCCTAGAAATGTATTTTTTATAATCGCGTCATTGATTGTATCAAGACTCTCTGTGGATGGGGTGTGTTCCTGAAGCATTTTTTTTTTATAACGAAGTATTATAAACGAAGTATTAGTATTATAAACGAAGTAGTAAGAAATTATTAAGTATAAAAAAATATATTTAATAATTATTTTGTTCAATTTTTTGTTCAAAAGTTTTCTTTAAAAGGTTTTAATGCCACTTACACATTGTTAGTGTGGCGCAGAAACTTGACAATGGAGTCCACGATGGCTGTGTAAATGAATTTTTCTTTTGAATAAAATGTTGATTATAATAGCCTTTGAACCCGATATCATCATACTTTTCATACATTTGTGCCAATGCGGACTTGTTTTCTATTATTTTGCTTACTACGTCGACTAGGACTGTCCAGTCTAGGGATTTACACTCTTTTGACATGAGTTGCTTCTCGAATTCTTTTACCAAATCGTCGCCTCTTAGCTGCGGCTTTATATATTCTTCCATTAAATGTACTTGAATGTCGTCTTGGAGTATGGCAAATAAATTGCCGGCTTTTTTCAAATCTTCTGCTACCGCTTGTTCTTGTTGTTGCGCTTCTTCTGCTACTGCTTGTTGTTGCGCTTGTGCTTGTGACATTTTTGTTAATACTATATTATTTTTATACCTAATTATAACATAGTATTTTTGATTTCAATTTTTCTTATTTTCAATTCAGGGTTAAAGTGTCCCCGTTATAATCCATTTTCAACTGACGCCATTCCGTCTTTGCGTTATTATAATACGACACCACTTCGTATACGGATTTTTTCGTTGTATTATCTGAACACACTGACGCAATCGAGTGATCGAGCCACTCATTCAAAGAACTGAATGATTTTACCTCCGTTTTATTTTTTTCATTATATCCGACAATTTTGTGACCATCTTCGGTGTAACAAAAAAACACTGAGCCCTTAATTGTTGCCTTGAATTTGGTCGGCTGTTTTATAACCTCGTGTAATGGGCGTCTCTTAACCACGTGTCTTGGTTTCTTATTTATCATATCAATGGGTTTTACTTGTCTTATTTCCAATACACTTTCGTCGATTGTATCCAGGATTTTATCCATGCATATTTCTTTGTTATTTTCCAAGTCTTCAATTTGTTTTGAAATTTCGGCCATTTCCATATTGTATTGGAGCGTTTTTGCCGCCATTTCGTCCCGCAGTGCCTCTATTTTCTTATTTTGGGCTTCTTTGTGTAACTCCTTTTTTCGCTTTATTTCCCTGGACAGCGCTAGCTGCTCTTGTAAAATTTGGATTTCTCTTTCGATGTCCTTTTCGGTTTCGTCTAATAATACGTCTTCTGCTTCCTTTTTGTTTGGTTCTTTTGGTTCATCAATTGTAAGTGTTATACCGTTGTCCATTTGTATAAGTATCTTTATTATTTAGTTTTTAAATAATTGTTGAATCGCATTTATATAGTCTTTGTCTAAGTTTTTGTCTAATTCTTTTTCTAAGTCTTTAAGAACCGCTTCTCTTGGCGAATTGTGCCAAGAATAGGGCTTTATATCCGGGCTAACATACTTCAATAATAGTTTTATCAGTTCTATATCCTTTATTTCTTTGATGGCCGTTATAAAACAATTAAATTGCTCGGACTCGCGCTCTATACCACCCTTTTCGAACAGGAGTTTCATCCATGCGATTCGTTGTTCGCTAGTTTCACATGCTTCTAACAGCGTCTCGTATATGTTATTGTTTTTGAGATAAACTTGTTTCCAAGCCAAACATTGGTTGCGAATTACTTCATCCATAATTTCAAATTTGTTATTGCGAATGTCTTCAATCACCTTTGCTCTATATGCTTGTATTTCGGCATCTCTTTCTAATTTTTTTCTTTGTTCTTCATTTTGATATTGCTTTACATGTTTTACGTATAAAGCCGGATGGTCTCTTTTCAACTGTTCACAGTAAATGGAGTGTTCTTGTAACATTGAAATGCTTGTCATTTTTTTTGTATTAATTATTTTATAATGTGTTTTTGTTTTTAAAATAATTTATTCAATTTTTATTTACTTTACTTTACTTTACTTCGTTATAACCTTTTTTCGTGAAGATTTTCGCTCCACCTTTTCCACGAAGTTATGAAAGGTGGACAGACATCAGATGTAGCCCGCATCGTTTAAAAAACTTATCCAGCTCGACTGGGTCGGCGCCTGTGATGGAGTCATCCGGGATGAAACTCGTGTTGCCCTTTTTGTAGCACAAGAGCACCGGGACCCCATTGACCATCTTTTTGCTTTTTAAAAACGCGTATAAGTCGAACGATTCGTCCACATCTACGTCGCAGCATACTACGGTGTCGGGGGACGAGGTGTAGAATGCGTCTACAACTGGCTTAATCTTCTTACACGGTCCGCACCAGGTGGCGCCTAGCTTTAAAATGACGAGGCCTGGGTTTTTCGATAACAGATTTAGAAAGTCCTGACGAGTATTGAAGTA